CTGCCAATGGATTCATATTTTCTTTCTATGCCAAGTGTCTTTAGGAGCAAATTATAGTGGTATGCCGCTTTTACATGCAGAGGCATTGACTTGACTGTCTTGAACCCATCGCATTTACTGGAATATTTTTCATACCCCTTCAATCCAGTCACAAAGGAAAAATCACTAATTGGTAGACCTTGAAACACATTATATGCTTCTGTGATTACTTCATTAGTTTTCTGTTGATCTTGTGTGAGTAACATAGTTTCAACAATCTTCTTAGCTAGTGGTTTGATTGGTGCAGGCATGGTAGTACGAGCAATCTCTACACCAGTGTACTTGAACTTGTTGCATGGTATACCCTCTTCATCTAACACACGAATAACATAGCGTTTTTTCTGTAAAAATAGACCAACATCACAAATTACCTCACGTTTGAAAGTAATTCTACTGTCAAGACTGTTAAGATTTTGCTCGCACCATATCTGTATCTGTTGGTTGAGGTGTGTCTCAATACCATCAACCAGACTATGGAATTCTGGTGTAATTTTAGACTTACTATCTATGGCGTTAATATTAAGAGTCTTTACTAGGCTCTCTAAGGAAATATAACTCGAATCTGTATCGTTATATATGATTGGTGTGTTCTTTTCAATCTCTTCTGCACTTATGCCAGCCTTCTGTTGAATATAGTCTGTTAAAATTTTATTACTTTGCTTGATTACAGCTTGACCAGTTAGGGTGATACTTCTTGCCAAGTCATCATCACCAAGAGGGAATACCTTGTTGCCCAGAGCACCATACACTGTGTTAATAAAAATCTTGATTGTATGTTGTTTGATGTTCAGCACAGAGAGTTTGTCCTTAAGCGCTCGATACAGGGGGTCCTTTTTGTCTAACTCAGACAATTGTCTCTTGATTTTTTTATGCTCTTTTCTTACTTGCACACGAAGCTTGTAGTATTGGTCGACCATTTCCGGTATAATGCCTTTGTGCTTCTGGCTGAACAGTACCTTTGCTTTGCTGATAGCCAGCTTCTCTTCTTGAACTAACTTAGCAAACTTAACCATAGGAACAACCACTGTTCTGCCATTAACATCACATATGGTAACATCTTTATCTGTCTGTGATTCTATGACACCCATCTTTGTTTCAGGGGAAAGATTGAGAGTAATCATAACGGAGGGATACAGACTGTTAGCATCAAAACTCACAATATACTTTTGAAATCCGCGTTTAGGGTCACCAACATATGCACCTTCATTCTGTTTGCCATCATCAGCCCCACGTATGAAAGTAGGTATTTTCTTATTTCTGTAACGTGCACGGATAGCACATGCACCAATAACCACACTCATGCTGCCCATTGCAGCTTCCATGGTCGTTAGACCAGTATAACTCAGCATGCGAAGTAGCTCAAAGTATTGTAGTTTTTCTTCAAGCTTGATCAAGAGTCGAACGTCTTGTACATTATACTCCACAAAGGTATCCCAATCTGTGTCAGCCAGAGTGCTTAAGTTGGTACCACCAACATCTATCTTAGATTCTCCCAACTCGGTGATAGCAATGTTATTAAGTTTGTAGTTTTCCCGTAACACCATGCAAAATCTCTTGTAGATATCAAGATAATCCAGGCAAGAGATACCATCTATGTACCATCTGACTTGCTCTCTACCAAACTGACCCTTTAGAGTTCTACTATGAACCCTGCCCATGGGACTCAGGCGACGCACTGTATCTTCATCAAACAACACTCTGATACGGTTGATTAAATATGGCAGGTCGAACAAAATAGAATTCCACCCTAACAACACATCCGGGTAATCACTCTCTATGAATGTAATGAACTTTAAAAACATTTCTTTTTCAGTCTTGCAAAAATAGAATTTATGATCTTCTGTAATCTTTGTGTAAGGCTTTGTACCCCAGGTTATGTACTTCTTGCTTAAGCTATCATAGATTGTGATAACATTCACAGAATGATTAGCTGTCTCCACATTGGGAAAGTCATCAACAGAATATGTCTCAATATCAAGGAAGAATAACTTGAGAGGGAACTGTGAGAACTCTGTCGATTCATTGTGTTCCCAGAAATTATCAATCAAAAATTGCTGACTTGGTGAAAGATTTTCAAATACTCTGACTGTGTCCGTCTCTTTTAAATATCTTGACTTTTCAAATTGATTCTTAAAACTCTTTTTCTTGAGATTGGTATTAAAAATGCTAATTGCATCTTTGGCGTTGTTGGATTCTAGATAGATGTATGGTTTGAATGTGGAGTCAATGGCAATTCTATTACCTGATGCATCCCAAGTGAATAGGCGAATAAGCTCCTGTCGTGGATTGTATGCAATATTTCTATAGCCTATCATCTTCTTATTATAATGGAACTTCTGTATTTGGCAAATAAATTATTATATGGAAAAAATTATGCAATTCTTTAATTTTGAATTACCTTGTCCAACTGAAATACCGGAGTGTGATCGTGTCCGAATTGAATATGTGGATGAGCTCAACAATTTAAAACGTCAAGGTGGTTGCGGTAAGTGTGCTGAGAATACGCTAAAAAATAAATTTATTATACGACTTCAGGCCATACTCAAGTAGTAATATTATTAATTTTATTTAGCTTCTTGCGCTCTGGGCTGCCGTATGGGTGTTTAAATAATTCCTCGTAACAATCCATGTTATCCTCTAGCCACCGGGTGTCAGCTTTTTTGTATGCAGCTGCACATAAATTCATGTACCTGCCCTTCTTGCTCAACACATCACGAATCACTTTAATCATCTCCTCACCTGTCTTAAACTTAAACTCTGCATCAGAGTACGTGCATAAATCTTGACACGCAATTGGTAATCCTAAGCAATTGGCCTCAATCCACTTTAGATCTGATTTACTCTTATTGAAGGTATTATCTTGTAAAGGAGCAACAAGCATATTAATTCTAAGATTCTTAAGCTTTTCTCCATAATGATAAAGATTCACCCATGGATGAAATTCAACCAATCCCTGTTCAACTAAAGGTCGAAGAGGAAGAGGGAACGCTCCAAGAAATACCCACTGAAACTCTTTATGGGTCTCATATATGGCCTTAATAACATGAGCAAAGTCGTCATTCTGATTTACACGATTCTCTACATCAAAGTGTGCTCCAGATCCTGCATATAAAATTCTAGGCTTACTTTTGTATGTATCGTAGTTACTGCTTATTGTCTTTTCATCGTAAAGTCTGCCAAGCCAAAACTTTGGTGGGAAATTAGGTATAACTGTCACACACTTATGACCTGTCTTCTCTTTGTAATACTCTTTCATGAAATCACAAGTTACAGTTATTTCATCACACAGCGACATGATTTCTTGTGCATTTTTACGGATCTCTGGATCTACAAAAGCAGTCTTAAATTTGTTATAATCAGGAATGTCCTCACTAAAAACAAGATCATCAATTTCATATATAATTCTAAATCCATGTATCTTTGAGACATCCTTTAGAAATTTAACAAACTGCAATTGTGAGGATGTGGCTTGTCGCTGCACCCTCACAACCTTAACGTTTGTATACCACCGGGGATCTAAAACCATGACTGTGCTACCATGTACAGTCATGCTACCGAAAGCATTTAACAGCTGTTCTGGCCAAAGCATGCGCCAGAAGCCGCACCCAGAGTAATCAGCATAGTACTGTACCACACGAGGCAGATTAACATCTGGTGGCGGTGTGTTATCGGCTTGTAACATGGGTGCTGCATTAGATCTAGGTAAAGTACCTGCCAGCGGTACAAGTTGAGGGATGTTTCTTAAGAAGGGGGAAGCAAACTCACCAGTATTAAACATATACTATATCTATATTAATCTGGTTAAAAATCAAGTAGTCTGTGTAGAGAGAGTTGTAATACCGTTTCTTTTCTCCAAAAAGATCAAATCACCAGTTACAAAACGGGCACATTCTTTTCTATGTGATATAACATATACACCAAAATTATTTTTATTTACAAATTCATTCAACAGACTAAGCACTAGCTCAACACCTGTTTCGTCTAAGCTAGTATCCAGCAATTCATCGTAAAATTGAATATTATAAAAAATATTACCTTGTAATCTTAGCATATCAATGAATGCAAACATAATGGCCAAATCTATAGCTTTGCGCTCTGCCCCGCTAAAATTAAAGTAACTGGTGAGTTTGCCTTTATCGTTGATGATTTGATCCTCAAAATACTCATTAAACGATATAATGGCTGTAGAGTTAAGCTTCATGAGATAATAGGTAAGCTTACTATTAAACAAGTCTAATATACGTCTCACAATAAAGCTCTTTACCCCCTCCTCGCTCACCACAAATTTCACTGTGTCCATTAAATTTAATACCTTCTTGAATCCTTCCACTTTTTCCTGCAAAGTACCTAATTTTTGTGCTGCCTCCTCAATCATAGTAGTGAGTCCTGCGCTTGTATCAGTGAGATGTTGCAAGTCTTGATCTACCTGTTTGTTGTAATCTTGCAACTGCTTGACACGTTTATCATCGTGTACTTTTTGTTGCAACTGCAGCTTACTCTGATTGATATTATTTTGACCTTTTTTAATTGCATCATTTACCTTTGTTTTAAGAGTGTTAATTTCGCTTATCTTTGATTCTAGCACCTTGATTTCAGTTTCTTGCGACTTGATTTGTTTCTTGTAATTCTCTTTGCTCTCCTTAATATGCTTTGTATCGTGTTCAGTGATTGACTTTAAGCAGGTCGGGCACATGTCTTTATCGGTACCAATCTTACTCATTGTTGTGAAGCAAAACTCATTTGTTGTTTCTAGTGTAGCAGCTTGCTTGCCTAACTCTTGTATTTGATCATCACACTCAGTTATTTTCTTAGTAAGTAAGGTTATATTTTTAGTTACATCATCCACATCAATGAACTTAATATTTTCCAGCTTCTTTGTCAGGATGGCTAACTCCTTTGTATTGTCCACTTGTCTTTTTTCCAGTAAAGCCTTTCGAGCTGTGTATTCAGTGTGTGCCTTTACTTGTTGTTCCTTTAACCCGTCTACTACACGACGCACCTCATCTTCTCGAGCTGATTCAGTATCTAAGTCTTTCTTAACAACTGATTGTTCTTCTCGGAGTTGATTGAGCATCTTGCTGAAGATTTCTAGATTAAAAATACCTTCAATAAATTTACGCTTTTCAGTTTTCTTCTTAGCCATGAAGGGCACAGTATTATTAACAGTCATTATGACGCAATTTTGAAATAATTCTGAATTACATTCTATGAGTTGGGATATGTACTCCGTTGTATTGACAATACTATCGCGGGTTATATCTCGCTGATTATGATATAAAAAACACTTGCTTGGCTCTAGTGTGCGAACAATCTCATAGTTCTCTACATTTTCTCCCTTTATAATACTAAACGACAATGCAACTTCACATGTTTTGCCTGTTATATTATTAATAATAAATTCTTTTTTAAGCTCACGTATGGTAGTACCAAATAGGGCAAAATGCACAGCATCAGGTACAGTGCTCTTGCCCACCCCATTGCGTCTGTCAATCTGATCACGATTGATACCAGTAATACCATGTAGCCCGGGCTTGAAGGATATAATAACTGGAGCATTACCCACACTAAGAAAGTTCTTTATAATCAATTTATCAAAAATTACCTTCTTCATTTGCAGCTAGCATAGAGCGATACTGTATACTCTATGACCTCCTTCTTGTTTTGAATATCCAACAAATTAACAAAATCAGAGATTGCTTGACCAATATCTACACCACTCAAGTCAACCTCGGTTTGACAAGCTTTGCCCAGTTGATCAAATGTAGCAACATGATCTACTACCAAGCTCAATGGAGTTGCTGTGTTAATTTTAGTGGTAATCTTCTCAAGATCACTACTGTCAATAGTCTTATCAATAGATAATTTTACAATGTTGTTACTAAAAAGCTTCTTGGCTTCTGTTTTAAAGTCCTTGAGTTTTATGAGATCAGACAAAGACACCTTTATATGTTGTGGTGATATGGTGTTAGGGTAAAACTCGTGCTTCAAATTATTAAAATCCATTATGTAGTATCCTTTTGTTGAACCAGTATCACCAAAATCAAGTTCAAAAGGTGACCCAACATACAGGATTGTGCCTTTTTCATACACTCTCTCTTCCCTTAAATGAAAATGACCTGACACAACAAAGGGAGCATATTTAAATAGATCTGCAGATTTAAATCCTTCATCACACACCTTGAAGGTGTTCATCTTGAAACTTTCAATCTCAAAATGACCAAACATAATATCACAACTTTGCAAATCATTCAACCCTGTGCCCCAAGGGGCAAAGAATACCTCTTTGCCATGTATTTGTTTGAGGGTGGGTTTGTCTAAGATTGTAATGTTGGGACGACCGTCCAATATGCTGATACTATTAACGCGGCTGTCGTTCTTGTAGAATGAATCATGATTACCTGTGATCATGATTATATTGAAATCTTTAAAGATACTGAGCATAGTACTTGCATGATGCAATGTATTCACAGTGATTTCGCTGCGACTATGAAAGAAGTCGCCACAGAATATTATCTGTGTAATATCTTTTTCAGACAATTCATTTACTAACCATTTAGCCCAATCCAGAGATATGTCATGCCACGCAGGACTGTTCAGATGAACACCCAGGTGAAGATCGGATATTATAGCTACTTTTTTATTTTGATTCATTCATAACGCTTAAGCGTTACTTTGATTATAAAGACTGTTATCTAGAACTCCATGGTCTTTAGTACAAATCCGGATTCCAGTTTCATCCTCGTCTCTATTAATAAGACTGTCATAATTGCGTTCACGGAAATCTGTAATTAGTTGATGATGTTTCTTTTCTTTCTTAATACGGCTAATAAACGCATGGAACGCAATGGTTGTGAAGTAGCTGAATGGGCTAAATCCTTGATCCACTTTAAATTTCTTATATTTTAATGCTTGGTACATTTTTACCAAGGCATCTCCCATCATCTCATCGCGATAGCTATAATTGATAAAATTAGGTGCAAAAGATAATCCATACGTTATTCTCTTTATGGCATCAGCTAAGTATTCAGTCATGTTATCTGTCTTGTAAAACAGCTTAATCTCCTCTTCAAATTGCTTACTATTTACATAGTGTGGTTTCTCAGAGGGCTTTAATTTTCGTTTCTTTGCTTTACCATCACCCTCTCCAGTGAGGGTCGCTATGACAGAGCTAACTATGGCCAGGCTAACAGGCAGCACCACGTCCTCCTGCTTTGCCTTTAAAAGTTTCTGCTTATCTTTTGGTTGTTTTTTTATCATAAATTCTTAATATATACAGCATCGCCCCATCCAAATTCGGTAATATTAGTTTCCACACGTGAAAAGTTTAATTTTGCTAGAAAATTATCTAATTCATCCATGAGTACACAATCTTCATATAGTTCTATTATATTAACCTCAGTGCTTAAGGCTAGTACATTATTTAATGTTTTTATACCGCCTTTTAATACTCTTAGTTCGTATCCCTGCACATCCATGTGAATAAAATTATACTCTGGGCCAAAATTGTATGAGTCCAGTGGTTTGACAGGGAAGTTATATATCATGTCATCTCTGAACAAGATAGTAGGGTGCTTTTCCAGATGTAGCTTAGGTTTAAGGAAAGAGCTGGATTGACCACCACCCGCTGTGTGCATAGGTAACACTTCATCTACATCACCTAAACCGACATTAAAGGTCTGTATATGAAACGAGTCATCAATATCCTTTAAAGATTCTAACAACTTTTCATATGCTGGTGGTCGTGGCTCAAAAAACGCTAACTGCTTAATTTTATTCTCCTTATAGAAAGGTATCTCTTGCCCCTCATCTGCGCCGATAGTAATGGCACCAGTTAAATTTAAGTTATATTTTTTAATAAAATTCATGCTGATTTCTCGGCTACCTTTTTAATCTGGTAAGGTATTTGTTCCTGTTCATATAGGGATTGTCGCTTAAGCTGGTGGCGTCTGCCATACGTGAATTGGTCTGCTATATCAATAATATACAGCTTATCTTTGGATGTGTGCAATCTTAGCCCTCTTCCAATACTTTGAATAGTACGCACCTTTGCTTTACCACCACCAGCAAACACAATGAAGTGTAGATTTTTAATATTCACCCCTGTACTGAAAATCTTGCTTATGGCAATACAGACCACATCATTGCTCTTCTCCATTAAATCTCGCACTTGCTCTCTATCCTTTACCTCAACTTCTCCCTGGATAAAGAAAACTTTCTTTCGATTGCACGTAGTGGTTAGTATCCGTTGTAATTCTTCGCCATGTCGAATGAAATCCACAAGTATTAGAACGTTATTAGGGGCATTATTACATAGAGCAGCAATTGTATTGTTGCGAAAATTATTAGTAAAAAGAAATTCTAATTCAGCTCTGTATCTTTCTGCAGGATTAGAGAGCTCTGTTATTGCTGGTGGACGTGAGCTGTAATTCATTTCCAGTATATTCGCATTTACGTTAGAAATATACTTCTCATTGCGCAGCTGGAAGCTGTTCTTCTCATATATAATAGGTCCTATCTTACCGATTATGTTCCATTGATCAAGCATTTCTTCAGGCATAGTACCAGTGAACCCAAAACGAATATTCGTTTTCATTTTTTTAATAATCTTATTGACTTGATTGCCGCGGCGAGCTTTATGAATTTCATCAAATAGTAACATATCAACATCCTCAACCCACCCCAAATCAGATTTTTCTGACTGCAAGATTCCTAAGTTGGCAATAATAACGTTTGCAGCACATGCTTTGTCACCCTCCATGGGATTGCTACCTGTCCATTTGCGAATTGAGAATGGCACATTATAAGATGTAAAGTCAGAAAACGTTTGTTCTACTAATCCTAAATCTGGTACTATTAACAAGCACTTAAAATTATTCTTCATGTAAAAGAAATTTGATAAAAGAGATGCCATGATCAACGTCTTGCCACCAGCAGTTGCCAGTACCACTACTCCTCGTCCTGTATCAAGACATCTTGTCACAACTGCTTTTTGATAATCTCTCAATTCAAGAGAAAGATTGTTGTATGGTTGATTGGTGTAATGCACACCTTTTTGATATGTGGTTGGACCAGGTATGATAGCTTCAAGAAACTCTTTTGATGCTCGGATTTGGTCTTGCTTGCAATAATTATTTTGAAGTAAGAACTTGGTTATTTCAAAAAATAAGCATGGATCCATGCGACCACCAGGTGTCATGGCATAGGTACGGGATGGTATGAACCGACCTCTCATTCTGGCAAATCTGGCACCTTCATTTTTTACTGAAAAGTGCTCTCGCACATCATTCAAATGTTCTCCTGTGAGAACGCCTGTGGTTTTATTTTTATCTAAATCAAAATAAACCATTATGAAGTCTCCATCTTGATCAATTCAATTAAATTTTTTATATCAAACCCAATGCTATGCATTGTTTTTTCCACTCGTTCCAGAAACTCTATGACAGCATGCCGGTCTCTAACTTCATTACTAATTGCCATCACTTGTCCATGTCTCTCAGCTGCATTCTGAAGCGTAGGAAGAGCTAGCTTCACTGGTGACTCCTTGCGCAATTCCTCCACAATATCGTATGTGGTTCTTTCCTTCTTTCTTAATAGTTCATTTAAAGCAGCTTTCTCAAGCATGAGACGTGACACCCATTTTGCTTTCTTTGCTGGCAACATGAGTGCAGCTTCCTTTAAATTAAGTTCATCCAGCTTGACATCTTCTTCCAACTCCAATATGTATTTCTGTAGCAGACTCATAAATACATAATATATTCATATATACAGAAATCAATACCATGAAAACATTTAAAGAATTTGTTATGCAAGAGGATAATGCTGCAGGTGCAGGAGGTGTTTTTGGTGATGCACCCAGCATGGGACATGGTGGAGCAGTAGGGAATTCAGATTTCTATGCACCTATTGATGCACGGGTACCTACATTTCTAGGGGCAACGTTTGTCGGCAAAAAAAGCAAAAAAGGCAAAAAGGGGCGCGTACCTCTTGTACAACGAAGAAGTTTGTTTAAATACTTCTGATGAATCTTGGCCACTGGGAATTAGCTGCAGGTGTTGCACCTCAAGAAACAGCATTTGGATTCATATACGAAATTTGCAATAGTGTAACTAACAGAAAATACATTGGCAAAAAGCAATGCATATCAAAGCTCAAGAGAAAGCCTCTCAAAGGTCGCAAGAATAAAAGAATAGAATTAAAAGAATCTGATTGGAAGGTGTACACTGGCTCTTCAAATGAACTGAATGCAGACATAGAAAAATACGGCAAAGATAAATTCCGTTTCACCATATTACACTTTTGTGGATCCAAGTGGGAACTAGGTTACAGAGAAATTAAAGAACAAATATATCGTGATGTAATTCTCAGTGAAGATTACTATAACGGTATTCTTAATGTCCGAATTGGAACCCCACCAAAAGATTTTAAAATATAATTGACTGCTATATAATTTCATATATAATGAAATTGTGGGATATATTAAAGACATAAAAACTCTTGATTACAAGATAGTAGACGTTCAGCGAGCTTTTACTGAAGAAATTGAACCATGTGTGACTGCAGATGTGTTCAAGTATAATTTGGAAAAAAATAGACGGTTGTTGAGGAGATTCATAGTTTACAGGGTGGTGAGTTTTATTTTAGATACATTAAACAATAATGTTAACAGTGGCAAGAAGCTGTTGTTGTTTGTTCCAAGAGAACTACAGGCAGAACATATAGGTGACAGTCAACTGTTTGTAATTAATTTATTCCGCAAATTAGCTGCAATTTTATCTTTGAGTTTGCATGTGGATGATTTGAGTTTTAATGAGTTTGTGCATCTATTAATATCCACAACAGGGGAGGGTAAAGAGGCCCGGGCCAGAGTTAATTTTATGTATGCACGTCATCTTAAACATCCTGATCTCATGAAATTAGATAAACTTTTACTTAAAAACGGGATACAAAAAATCCAAGGTGAATTGAATAGCAATTTCAAAGTAAAATTAGGGCTGTTCTTAACATAAATATCTTATAATGAAGTTTTTAATGCAAATCATTGAGAAGTATAGAAAATTAGAAATTGATCCGCCACAATGGGTTATGGAGTATGTATCAAGCATACCTGGAGCAACTTCAACCACACCTTCGACCCCTTCCACACCCTCCACTTCATCTGTTAGTCAAGCACCTAATCTTGGAAAGGTTATTAATGATACTCTCAAGGTACAACAAGACCCTGAACTAGCTAAGAAAAAGCTGGAATTAGATACAATTTATAAGCAAGTTGCTGATGCATTGAAGAAGAAAGCTGAAGAAGCCACTAGCCAATTAAAGCAAGCTTCGTCACAAATTCCTGCCACAACACCAACTGCAACTGCACTTACACCAGCTTCATGAGATTCAATGATCTAATTGCAACAAAATTTGGCAATTTGCTGGAGCAAACACCAGTGCAGCCAGAGATCAATGTACCTGCAGCCGAGGCACCTGTTGCTGCACCACAAGCAGTCCCCACAGCTCAGGTGGAGCCACAACAACAAAAGCCCTTGACCCCCGAGGGTGAAGTCTTTATAATCAACTTGCTCAGGAAAGCGCTATTCATGAATCCTGGTGATGTAGAGCTCAAGGTGTTGAAAGATTTACCTGATACTGATGAAAAGAATGCTTCTGATATACTTAATAAAATTATTAAGATAATGCAGATTGATGCTGTTAATATAGACGTAGATAAAACATAAAACTTTATAAAGCTTTAATAAATAATAAGTGGCATATACATCTTTAAAAGATCTATACTCAGGTCAAGTCATGCTCAAGCATGTACCTCCTCTTCCGAGACAAGCAGTTAGAATGCAAGAACAAGCACCAGTACCATCTGATCCTGCAGCCACACCAACAAATGCTATACCAGCTGCACAACCAGTCAAATTTAATCCAACCCAGATTACAGACTGGACAACATGGAGTAGTGTAAATGTTCCGCAAAATTTATTTGAATTAACTGCCGGTACCACTGGTGAAGGCAGAGGTGAGTATAGTGTTGCCTCTTTTCTCTCTGGTTTAAAGGATAGAAAGGAGATAGATAAAGACAATCTTGTGCAAGGTGGAAATGCAACGTTTGATGTAGCGTATGGTGGTAAAGAGTATGAAGTGAAGCAGCTTAATGACAAAGGTGATCTCGATGTAAGAATTGGTGTAGAGGGAATTGATACTGCTAATACGTTGAAACAAGGTCTTATTACTGCAGCAAAAATTATTAGAAGCCTCTACAGTTCCTTAACGAGAGAAACACAAGATGAAGTTAATGGTCTATTGAAACGGAAATTTAATATAGAAAAATTTAATCTTGGCGTATATCTTAGCAAGTTCAGTGAAGGCAAATTGTCCGAGCTACCATCGAGATTATTAGGTGCGCCAGGTATTTTTTGTGCGCGAAATAAGGGTTCAGACTGGAGTACGGAACCATCTATTTTAACTGCTGTTAATTCAATCATTGAATTGCAGAGCAATCAAACCATGTCAAATGTGGCAGGGGCAAAAAATCCTAGAGTACAGGCATTGCTTGATTTAATCAGTAAGAAGGAAATGTATGGTGTGGAGGGTGATAATAAAGCAAATTTTTATAAACAAGTAGAGAGAGAGTTAGAGTCTTTAGATAGGGATTTGGCTAGCAAGCGGTGTGAGTTTTCTGGAGATGAAAGATACTGTGCAACATTGGATACTTTCATTCAAGAGATTAGAAATAGAAATTTACTAGAAGATATACAGAATTTGATAACAACTTTCAGAAATGATGTTTTTAATATATTTCCTAAACAATCTACGTTTGCAGGATTGTTCATTGTGGATGCAACTAAGTTTAAATATATTCCTAAAAATCAGTTAACACAATTTATAGAAAATAATAGACTATCGCAAAATAAACCAAAAATTAGGTTAAAACCATGAAATCTTTTAAGCTCTTTGTAGAGCAAAAAGGCACATCAATAGGTTTTTTCCCAGGAGCATTTAAACCGCCACACAAAGGACATTTTGATACTGCTAAACAAGCGGCCACCGACAACGACATGGCTGTTGTATTAATTTCAGGTTCAGATCGAGATGGTATCACAACAGCAGATTCATATGAAATTTGGAACATGTACAAAGAATATCTTCCCAAAAATGTTTACATACATACCATTACTGGGTCCCCTGTGACTGCAATCTATCAGATTGTAGATATATTGAATAATGGGCAATTTTCATCGACACCGAAAGTTGCTAATCCATTGCCTGATGCTGATAAGATTGCAAAAATGTTGCAAGGGTCACCTGCACCTTACACTGTGAACTTATATGCAAGTCAAGAGGATTTAGTACGCTTTAATGCCTTCACTGGTCCTAATAAACAAATTTATACAGGCAAGAATGTATCTAGTATTAATCATGGTAATGTTTCCAGACTAGCTTCAGCTACACAAGCTAGAGAGGCATTAAAGAATAAGCAAGAGACAAAATTCCTAACTTTCTTGCCAGATATTGCCATTCAAGGCAAGCAAGAGATTTATAGAAAGCTAGTAAAATGATTAGCTTTAAAACCTATCTACTATCTGAAAACGAAATTCTTCTGGAAAAAGATACTTACTTCTCCCCACATCTTTCACATTTGGAAGATTTGGCTATAGAAGGCGGTAAGAACGGATTCAATAGTTTTATCATACAAACCGCAGGCATAATAAACAAATTAAAAGGATTTGAATCAGAGCAGGAAATTAATGCCAAGATTGATGGTGCCCCGTCCATTCTGTTTGGCGCTGACCCTCGTCCAGAAGCTAATAAACAATTTTTTGTTGCTTTGAAATATGTAATAGATGAGAGTACTGATGCACTCAAAGAAAATGCCAAGCTGTTGCATAGCGAGCAAGAGATAGATCAAAGCTTTGGTGGTAAGCAAGAGCTTGCAACTAAACTCAAGAGTTTGCTTTTAAATCTTAAACCGGCTTATGATAATAGTGGTAAAATCTATCAAGCTGACGTGCTCTTTACTTCGCCTGCAGATAAAAGTAGAGTCACAATAGGAAATGAGGAATACATTGCGTTTAAACCGAACACAATTATGTATACTGTTCCTATTGACGATAAGTCACCTCTGTTTGCCAGTATCAATAGCAGCAATGTTGGTATTATAGTGCATGATTCGTTCATGGGTGTTGTGAGTGAGAATGGCAAGAGTATCAAGTTGAAGCCTGCTGGGAAAAACATATCGTCTCTAATTAGTAGCAGCCAAGGTACTAAAGCTTTTGTAAGGGGTAGCAACTACGGTGAAGTATCTTTTGACATGCCAGACAAAATGGTGCATGACATAGAAAAAACAATTGCTGCGGCTACTAAGCATGTTAATAGTATTGATAATAAGTTTGATCAAGAGTATGTTTCTTCAGCAAGAGGATCAATGGGTGGTCAAATATTGCCGCTGTTAAAAATTTATTTGAATAAACAAGTGGATTTGCAAGATAATGGAATTTTTGGTGCTGCTAAAACAGGTGCTAAGTTTGATACAGCGCAGTTTTTTGAAGGGTTCAAGGCATTTGTGAATGACCGTATTGTCAAAGGCATGGAGGAATTAGGTGAAAGGGGTAAGGCAGCAAGAAAACAAAAGATTTCTAGCATAATGGATTTTCTTGACATGCATCGTAAAAGTCTGGAAAGCTTGATACACGCCACATATGAAATGATACATGTGAAGTTTTTCATACTGCAAATTCTTTCCCAGCTGGACACCAGATTGACATCGCATGCATTCTATCAACTACCTGATGGTTCTTATGCTAAAGCTAAGGACGAGGGGTATGTGTTGTTTGTTGGTAACAATCAAGTCAAGATAGTTGACCGGGTAGACTTTACCAAGATGAACCGTCTCCTGGGTGGCAAATTTTAATTTATTTTTCTTTGTGTTCTTCGATTGTCTTGATGGCTTCAAGATTAAAAATGGTCTGCCGCAACACTGTTTCTAACACTTCTTTGTTTTCACCATGCAGCATATCTCTGATTCTGGAAACAATTTTAAATTCATGTGCGTCATGGTCAGGGGCAAATTCACCCTGAGTTTTAAACTTATTATATTCCAAATAATTTCTTACACCTTCAATATAACTTGCTGCTATAGTGATTTTACTGAACACCCAAGGCTCGAGATCGTCACCATCTTTGATTAGATTGTATAGCTCTTTTGAAGCATTGTGCAGCTTGTAGAGCTCGTTCTTTGCCATGTCTGCATCTGTTTCACCTGTGCCTGCAGCAGGCATCCCTGTCTCGCAACCTTCCTCACCATCCTCACACGCTTTATTATCGCTTATCTTCAGCACTGTTGGCGTGTTATTGGAAGGAGCCATTGCTGTTGATTCTGCACCAGGTCCAAGGTTCAATTCATTCACAACAACTTCGTTATAAGCTTCAGAAATTTTAATAAGCTCGTTTTTCTTATTCATTTTATATATTTATAGCACTAAATACTTAATATGCGCAGTTTTAAAGAATTTTTTTATGAGCAAATACTTGGTTCAACAGAAGGCATTACTATTCAACATGTTGGAAATGTACGAGCTACTGTGGACACAGGCAATAATGGGTATAATGTATTGCATGCAATAGTATTAAAAGATGCTAAACCTGGTCATGTAAAATTTAAAACTGTTGGCGACAAAGTACTAGAGCTTCCCATCAAAGATAATATCACAGTTTCAGGCAACAATAACATCAATGATAGAGTTGTTGTTGAGTTGGATTGCAGCATAGGCAAAGAGCAATTCAACAAAACTCCCTTCAGTCTTGCTGACAGAACCAATCAAGACAATCCTGTTTTGCTTTGCAAGGATTTTATTCAACAAAATGGTGGTGTTGTCAATGTCAATATCAACAACAACCTCAGCTCTTAGCCTAGGTTCGATTGGAATGAGAGAATTCTACAAACTTATAAAACTCAGCTCGTGAATTGTCATCATTATCCAGGAATGCACCAGACATTCTGGCAGTACGCATAGTTGAATCATGTCTGATGCCTCTATTTGAGCAACATGTATGAGCTGCTTCAATCATAACTGCAACACCATTATTCTTCTCACACACCTTATCAATATAAGCATGAATTTGTATTGTGAGGTTTTCTTGCACTTGTGGTCTGCGAGCAAACCAATCCACAATTCTATTCAACTTGCTCAGTCCAATAACCTTGCCATCTGTTGATGGTATGTATGCAACATGAGCATGCCCAGTGAATGGTGCATGATGATGTGAACACAATGACGTTAACTTGATATTATTCTGACACACCATGCCATCATAACGATCCACATTTATGAATGCAGTTACCTTGGGTGGATTGCTGTAACAACCTGACGCGAAGTCTTCAACAAACGCTTTTGCAACTCTATGTGGTGTGTTGGCACTGTTAGGATCGTTCCTCCAATCATATCCCAATGCATCCATGTAAGCTTCATAGGCTTTGGCAGCGTTTTCTATGATTTGTGCTGTTTCTTCTTTGGTGTGTGGACGGTTATGATTAGCATAAGCAAACTTGTTCTTATTAGACATATAAGTTATTATAGTAATAAACTGCATTAATCAAGATAAATAATGTGTGCTTTTAAATAAACTTATTGAAAATACACTCAGAAACACTAAGCTCAAGAGGGTCAGAATAAAGGTAGATCCTTCTGAACTGCCAGTTTTTGGATACGAAAATATGGCTTATTTTGAGGGGTATGTGTTAGAGGAATGTGGTGCAACAGTAAGCGTGTACATAATAAATGTTCCTCCACATGTCAGTCCCATACAGCAAATAAGCGTCACACAAGTAGAGCCTGTGGAAGAGCCCACAATAAACCCATCCTTTCAAAACTTAAAGCGTAACCTACTAGCTGCACTTGTGCAAGCAGGTCATGGTCCCGAGAGCCCTGTATATATGCAAATCAGGAACAGCAACAACCCAGAATTTATTGAAACGTTTTTGCAGCAAGCAAATATTGACCCTGTTACACTTCTAAACACCACATTTACTGAGGCTGCCGCACTGTCAGCTGCAAATGCAGATGGTGACGATCTGGATGAAATCTTTGGTCGCAAACAAAACAGAGCTGGAGGCATTCTTAGAAGTCTACAGAATGGTGGCAGCATATCCAAGGGTGTAGGAATGGTTGCGTCAGCAATTGACACAGCATCTGAATTGGCACTAGGTAAGCGCAATATAGTGGCCCGCTTTGCTTCATTCTTAAAAACCTTAAATGTTCAAGATCTTATAGATCTCAAGTCCTTGAAGCTAGCCTCGAAGGAATACCCACACATACCATACAAAGGTAATACTGTGTACTTTACAGGTCTTCCTAAGTTGTCGTACAATCAAGGACCTGTGAATTATCAGTTAAAAGGCAGTGTTGCTTCAGCTAATTATTCTGCAGAAGGTATCAAATATATGGTTACAGACATTCAACCACAGTACCCAAAGTTAGATAGAATAATGTTAGACTTTTCAGTACTGGATAATCCACGCAAAACTGGCAAAGCCATCTTTATTATCAACGGACAGAAACGGTACAGTACTGCGCAAATAACATTAACTGAAGATGTCTGGTTTGTGAAGATACTCAAATACAATGTGGCAGATAAAACACCAGAGAGTAGCAAAGGGTTGATACATGTTGTGCGTGCAAAGCGGCTCTTGAAGGATCTGTTTGAAGGGTCATATCAAGAAGCTGAAAAGCTTGCACAATTTAGTGATATTCTTATGAATTTTGCACAAGATCTTAAGACTTATGATAAATCAAAACTAGCTGATGTTATTGCTTTCTTCGAGGAATTGAAGAAAGAACCCGATTTTGCAGGAAAATCTGTTGCTGAAAAACTAAATAAATTGAAGGTTGTGATCAAGATAATAAAAGAGGAAATATAATGCCATCAAAATCAGAGAAACAGAAGAGATTTTTTGGCGCCGTCATGGGCGCTAAGAAGGGCAAATCAAAAGTAACTGGAGCAGCAAAGCAGGCAGCTGCTGAGATGCCAGAAAGAAAGATTAAAGAGTTTCTTAAGAAAGAGAGTTTTGATGAAACTGTTAATAATCTTCTTGAAAAGTTCTTTAAAGAAGGAATGACGGTGGAAAGTCATTGCAAGTATGCTAAAGATGGTTGTGATTGCAATGGTTGTGAAGAGTGTAAAGAGAATCAGTTGAATCACTGACTAGGCTTCTATACAAAAAATTAGTTGAGAATCAGCTAATACACATTATAATGTAGGTATGGAATATCAAAGTACTAAAATTATTGAACTTGGGAGTTGTGCATTTCGTCAATGGAAGGCAGATAGTCACTGCAAGTTTATTCATGGCTATAGATTGATTGCAAAGTTTTGGTTTGCATGTGACCGCCTGGATGATAGAAATTGGGTTGTGGATTTTGGCGGGCTCAAGGAGCTTAAGCAGGTTCTAGAGAAACAGTTTGATCATACATTTTGTGTATCAGCAGATGATCCTCAGCTTGAGTTATTCAAGCAACTGGATATTGCAGGTGTTTGTGATTTGAGAGTCATGCAGCGGGGCGTGGGCATCGAGAGAACAGCCGAATGGTGTTTTGATGTGGCTGATGCCCATGTGAGAGGCATTACAAGTAACAGATGTTGGGTAGATAGAGTCGAAGTGTGGGAGCATGAAAAAAACTCTGCAATTGTTAGTTATGACTTTAAGCATACAAATACACCAACTGTAACTAATGGCAATCAGAAAGTTGTAGCTGAGCAGTATGAACTTAATTTTACTTCCCAGACACAACCAGTTGCTAATGTTGTAGCTGCCCCATCACCTGAAATACAGAAGGCTGTGGATAAAGAGCATGGTGCCGCTGTTGGCAATAAAGTATCTTCTGGTTGGGGAAATCCGTATAGCGGTACAAGCTGGGGTGCTTAATCTTTATTAGTTCTTATCTTTATTGTTGATATCACTTTAACAATAAACTTCAATAACTTACTCCGTGTAATATCTTCCTCTGTGAGATGGAATGCATTGATTCCATTTGCATGGCTGTCATCTGTATCAAAAGCATTCATCATTCTCTCAAACCCAGATTTGCCAAAGATATCCGATTGTAGTGTATCACCAATTACAAACAATTTACAATTTTTTCCAAAACGTGTTAATATGGTCACCAGTTCACTGTGTTCCAAGTTTTGAGCTTCATCCACAATGACCACGCTATTTGTAAAGGTTGAACCTCTTAAGAAATTAACTGGAATACACTTCATGTAATTGCTATCAAATAGCATGTTAGTTACTTGCTTGCCAACAAGCTCGTCACACTTTTCAACCAACGGGATGCTCCATGGTTTGAACTTTTCATCAACTTCACCAGGCAAACTGCCCAATTTTCTGGTAGCGGATTCCACAATACTTCTTATGTACACAATTTCGTCTATTTTCTTTTCTTTTAACATGGTTAGTGCAACAAACACTGCACAATAGGTTTTTGATGAACCTGCAGGACCATCACAAAAAATGATTTGCGAGGTGTCATCCATGGCTCTGTCTACTAGAGCTTTGTGTCTCTCGTTGAAATGGAACTTTTGATCTATCTTAAAGTTAAGAAAGATGTCTGTTCTTATGACACCGTCTTGATCTTTTGCAAGTCTATTGGCCTTCTTAAGTGCCCTGTCTTTTTTCGACATCTGTAATATTTATGTCTTGATTTCAACTTAAGTTATACTATTATATATTGATATGCAAGATTCTACAATATTCCTGAGTGATGATAAGATTTTCTATACAATTGAGGGTGAAGGTGAATTTGCAGGTATTCCATCTGTTTTTATGCGGCTTTCAATGTGTAATTTGACATGTCAGGGGTTCAAATCAGCTGATGCCCCGTATGGATGTGATAGCTACGTGAGTTGGTCTGTTAAAAATAAATTCACTGTGAATGAAATTCTTGATTCCTTAAAAGAAAATGGATATGATAAGCGGTTGACTAATGGCGCAATATGGAAGATCACTGGTGGTGAACCTCTTATTCAGCAAAATAAACTACTGGATTTAGTGGAAGCTTTTGTGGAACGTCATGGCGTCACACCTATCATTGATTTTGAAACTAACGCAACAATTATGCCACGGGAGGAGTGGGTCAAGAAGTATAAAGCTACCTTCACAACATCACCAAAGCTTGCTAATAATGGTGATGCAGCAGACAAGAGATACAAACCTGAAGTGTTGAGCTGGCATGCAAGAAATGGTTCTGGGTTTAAATTTGTCATCAGCAAGCAAGAGGACCTTGATGAAGTATTTCGTAATTACATAGATGCTCCTGACATCAGAGTGCCTCGCAATAGAGTATGGTTGATGCCATGTTGCGGTAGCCGTGCTGAGTTAACTGAGAAAGCAGCCATGGTTGCTGAGTTGTGCAAAGAGCACATGTTTAATTTTAGCCCCCGATTGCAGCTTGTTATCTGGGATAAAGCATTAAAAGTATAGTTGATAAGTTTAACTTGAAGAATAAACATACACATGAACGTAACAATTGATATACAAATTACTGGTGAAAATGGTGGTGTTGAATCTTACAGAGTTCTTCTCAATCAAGATGATCTGACGAATATCATCAAGACGGAAGGGTTTGATGCTGGCAATAAAGCTCTTGAAGGGTTTGTTCAGAAATTCATGACACAATTTCGTGAAAAGCTCTCCTCTGTTATTAATCGCTAATTGATAAATAATTAGTGCTCAATAATAGATTTGATAACAAAACAAGCCAATTACTAAACGAGTTTCTACCTCTTCTAGCTGCACCAGTAGCCATTGAAGCACTGCCTGCTGTGGCTGCAGCTGCTCCTGCCATAGGAACCCTTGTTGCTGAACTTCTAGCACCATTGATTGCTTTGGGTGGTGCCCTGGCAATACATCATAATATAACATCAAGGTCACCATCACCAGGTATAGAAGTTTCACCCCAAGTTTCACCCGATAGTGCACCTAGTAAACGTAAATTATTACCTGATACAATTGCGCCTATACCAGAACCAGAGAAAGAAACCGCTATACCTGCACCAGAGAAAAAGACTGTTATCCCCACACCTCTGGGCCAGACAGCATCAACAACGAATGCAGGAGGTCAGTCTGTACCGGACATATCTGCCACTCAAACAAAACAACCAACTACAACAGCTGTGGCTCCGCCCACACAAACCACTGTTGATGCAACTGCCACAAGTAGCCAAGTGAGTCCCAAGTATATGCCTCCAATACCTCCAATACCTTCTTTTGCAGATTACTCTAAACAATATAGGAAAGGTGATGTGAAGTATGGTCAACCACAAGATATACCTCTGGGTGTAAACACAGGGCCAGGTGGCATATATTCCCAAGGTTATGGTCCAACATCTCATAAAGATACGTCAAATACATCTCCCATGGATGTAGTAAAACAAGTATTCACCGGGCAAACACCGCAAGCGACACCGGGTGTTCCACAGAGTCCAGAAGATGTAGAAAATGCCCCACAAGTAATAAAGAACAGATATCAGAATAGAATGGCTCAAAAATCCAACAAAGAAACAAAAGCATTTGGCGGCATATCAAATCTGTTTAATCGTTGATAATTACTACAAATCTTATAAAATAAGATATGCGAATAGCCTTCAGCGGTGCAGCTTGTACAGGTAAAACAACAACTTTAAATGCCTTTCTACAGAAATGGCCCAGTTATAGTACACCAGAAAAAACTTATAGATCTTTGATTTCAGAAAATAATCATAGCAAAAAGACAGATAAAAAATTACAAAAAGCTATTCTTGAGTTTATGCTCAATCAGCAGAAACAATACACTGCTCATGACAAAGTGGCTCTTGATAGATGTGGGTTAGATAATATAGTTTACACAATATGGGCACTTGATAAAGGCAAGAAAGGATTCACAGATGCATTTACTAATGAATGTATTGAACTGGTCAAGGAGAGCATGAGGTATTTGGATATTATTTTTTGGTGTCCAAGGGATTTGATGGGACCAGCAGAAAATAATAGTGTGCGAGAGGTTGATCCAACTTATGTCTCTGAAACAGATAATATCTTTAGAGCAATTTATGACCAATTTCAAACAAGTGGTGCATCACCTTTTCTTCCTCCCAACGATAGCCCTGTGCTCATTGAATTGAAAGGTAACTTGGATGAACGGCTCAATCTTGTGTCAATGTATGTTAATGAAGATGGCAATATGTATGGTGAAGAGCAGAGCTTGGTGAATATGGATGAGATAGCCAAGATGGAAGCTTTATTAAGAGAGCAACAAGGATTGGCTTCCAAAGAAAAAGGAATTTTATAATAAATAATAGATGCTATATGACAAAACATACAATCTATTAATGGAAAATTTTAGGTCCATCAAGACTGTTAGTCGGTTGTTTTATCCAAGAAATTTCTCTTTGTCAGACGAATTCATTAAAGCATTCAATAAAGAATACAGTCGGTTGAAATCTATGCAGATTGATGACAAGAGAATTCTACACAAAATGACTCGTGCTCTGCCCTTTCACAAAGATAGCAATTAATATTCAACTATAACTACACCGCTTCCACCAGTTCCACCAGCTCCAGAAGCACCACTGCCGCCACCACCGCCTGCACCAGTGCCTGTAGCACCGTTTGCACCTGCTCCACCACTTCCTACGCCACCTCGGCCGCCGCCCATGCCCAAATACCCTTGAGCTCCGTTACCGCCACTTGATGAAGCAGTACCAGCACCGCCTATGCCATTCCCACCAGCTGAGCCAACAGCATTATAATCACCATTTGTACCTGTGGTACCACCAGCACCACCTGCAACTATTGTGCTAGCAGATGCACTGCCTGCAGTACCAGCACTGCCGCCATTCCCAGTAACAGTTGTTGAACCAACTACCATAGTAGAAGCATTGCCACTGGCATTCGAACCACCACCTGCTCCAACAGTGTATGTGAATGAACCAGACACGTTGGTAAAGTACTTTATTGCTACACTACCAGAGCCGCCACCTGCCCCTGCTGAACCTGCAGTGCTGGTTGCTGCCCCACCGCCACCACCACCACCAACAACAGTTACCCTCAGATTCTTAACACCTGAAGGTATGGCTACTGTGCCGGTGCCACTATTATAAACTAATGCTGCAGTAAATCCGGAGGGCTTGGTACCTAGATCTGCACTTAATGATACCACTTGAGTGCTGAGTGTAGCAAAAGCAGTGTAAAAGCTAACATTGTTAGGTCCAACGACGAAATTTCTAAAATCAATTATATTTGTACCGTTCTCTGTCTCAGTTATGAGATAATCACCATTAACTATCTCTTCAACTTGATTTAGCTCCTTGATATTAACATTATTAAATGTTGGCATATATCCTTTATTTATATGATATAACGCAGTTGCAATACAAGTATTTTTATTTAAAATATTGTTGTGATTGGTGCAGGAATAATAACATGCAATAGGCCGCATTTCTTTGTAAAATGTTTTAGAACAATACCTAAGAATGTAGAATTGGTCGTTGTAAATGATGGTTCTAACTTTGAAGATTGGGCTAAATTATTAAAGGAAAGACCGTTTCACTACATTCATAATGAGATCAATGTGGGTGTGGGTAAATCTAAGAATAAAGCATTAAGGTATCTTGTTGAAAAAGGTTGTACAGATTTATTCTTAATTGAAGATGATATAATAATAAAGAAAGAAGAAGTCTTTGAAGAATACATCAGGGCAAAAGATATAACTGGTATTCAGCATTTTAATTTTGGTTACCATGGTCCTGCAAATAAGGATGGAGTTTCTGGTGGTCCGCCAAAACCTCGTTATGTGGTTGATTATGGGGAAATTAAGATAGCTTTTAACAGACATAGTGTAGGGGCATTTTGTTATTACAGTAAGCAAGTTATTGAAAAGGTTGGTTATATTGATGAAGATTATACCAACGCCTTTGAACATGTAGACCATGACTACAGAGTTTTTAAAGCTGGCATGGGTGCACCATATTGGCATTTTCCAGACATATCCAATAGTACAGAGTATCTTGATGAAATAGAATGTTCGGAAACGAGTAGTGCAATTAGACCCAGAGATGATTGGAGACAGAATATTGAGCAAGGTGCCATGCTCTTTAAACAAAAGCACGGTTATCTGCCAGCTTGGCAAGGCTGTGTACCTGACATGGATGATAAGAAAGTGAACAGGGTACTAAAAGATATACAACGTTTTCACGCTAAACGAGATTAATTATCTGGAGTTTTATGCCACAGAATAAAAAAATAGCCCTTGGTGTTAACTTGTTTGGTAAATCTGTACGTACAGACTTGTGCATACAGTCTCTGGTTGCGCTGAAAAAGAAGTTTCCTGATGTTATAGACCTGTATAACATACAATTTGTTGATGAAAGTATAAAGGGGCGAGAGCATCCTGACATAAAAACATTGCGGGTATTGACAGAATCAAATCATAATTATATACAAGGCACACCAAGAACAATTCCTATGATGAAGGAGGTTTTTGATAAATTAGCAGATCTAAACTACGATTATTTTTGTTTCACTAATGATGATATCATCATATCAGACCGGTACATAAAGTTTTTTCTTGAAACTAATTATGATTGTTATCCTGCAAGCAGGCTTGCCATAGAACCAATTTCTACTCTGACAGATTCAATAACTGCTGATCATTACCAGGTGGCAGGGTTTGATACTTTTTGTATCAGGACAGAATGGTGGAAAGAAAATTCAGATAAATTTCCCACATATATTCTTGGTCACCCGTGTTGGGATGTGCATTATGCCACGCTTTGCTTGAGATTTGGTCAGTCAAGACTTTGCAATGATTGGCCAGCTCCCACATTTCACATTAAGCACGGCCAAGGTGGCGATCAATATGAAGATGTTTTGACACAATTTAATAATAAAACATACTGGCAGCCACATACTTTTGATGTGGATATGTGGCATAATTATCTGTTTAATGTGTTGCTTGTGCGACCAGGTATTAACTACTGGCAACCACATGAGAATGAAGTTGAGTTGGAGAGAAAGTATTTTAATGACAATTATTTTAAATCAAACTATTGGTCTTATGCAGCGTTTAGAAGTGGCAAAACACAATAACAATTACCAATAGGTACCATCTTCAACAAGCTTATAACCTTCAGGGGTTTCTTCTGCAGACGGTCTAGTCCAATAGTCATTATAGAAATGGTTAAATATTTTCATTTGCTCCCATCTCTTGCCCTTGATGCCAAACATAAGCTGTAAGGAGCCACCTAAGTGAATAGCTTGTTTATTAATTTGCTTGGCAAATGATGTTAGCGGCAAAGATGACGCACCAGTACCAATTAATGCCACATCAAATTCAATATTAGACATTTGCTGCTTAATATCATCCACCATTTCCTTCCAAGTACTGTACTTGTTCTTACTACCGGAAATTGCTTTGCTGGTTGGGTGGTAGATTGTTTTTAAGTCAAACTTTGGCAGAACTCTGGAATTAGCCCATATATTTTGTCGTTGCACATATTGCTTCTTAATAGTTTCAACAAACGGACTTATTACTAGAACAGTCTTGTCTTCGAGAGTGCTACTCCAAGGAATCCCACTATAAAAAGGCTCAAGAGATTGTAGATCAACTAACACGCTATTGGGGTTACGACTTCTAATAAAACGAAGCTCAAAATCACCTAATCCTCCATTCCAGGGAGATATTATGTCCGTATTAGCAACAGCATCAGAGAGCTGTTCTGCAAAATAAATTCTCGCCTCCTCCGTTTGGGGAAATACACCTGCATTAATATAGATCTCACGTTCAATGGTTGGGCTCCAGACAATTGGATTTTGATTGTGATGCTTTGCGTGGAAGTAGTTATAAGCACACATTAATTCTGCATTACCAATTTTGCCTACACAACATGGTTCTTTACCCTTGAATTTCTCCAAAATTTCAACAGCTCCGTCTAAGAACCCTAAAACGTTAAAATTCATATAGTATATTAAGATATAGTCTGTTGAAATCCAATGAACACATAATAAAATTATAACATGAAGAAAGTACTTGTAAGCTACGCTACTCCCAATTATTATTTGTGCCAACAATATCTGGTAGCATCGTCAAAGCAATTTTTTAATGCACATGCTTCTTATACACCAGAATTAATTGATGAGGAGTTTAAAAAGAAAAACAAACATATTTTTGATCTTCCCCGGGGTGGTGGATATTGGTTGTGGAAACCTTACATTATACAGAAGACACTCTCAATGCTTTCAGATGGTGATTTTTTATTTTATGTAGATAGTGGTAATCTGATCACAGGTGATATAACCCCTTTATTTAATATTTGCACCCGTGATAGTCGTGGTGTTTTATTTTTTGATAACAGAGATGGTTGCCCTGAGGGTACAATATGGAAAAATGATATGTGGACAAAGTTCGATTGCTTTGAAACAATGCAGTGTAATACTGAAGAGTATATTAATGGTAATCAAATAGATGGGTCATATGTTTTAATACAGAAGAATAAATTTTCTGTTCAGTTCTTTAATGAGTATCTCGCATGGTGTGAGACAGGTACTATTATTACAGATGAGCCAAGCGTACTAGGTGAGGACTACCCAGCGTTCCGACAACATCGGCATGATCAGTCTATTCTATCATTAATGGCCATAAAGCACAAATTGCCTGTGTCTCGAGAGCCTTCTCAATGGGGAAACTACTTGATAAATGATAAGTCAGAGTATGGTCAGTTATTCATGCATCACCGTGGTGTTCTTGCTGCATGTGGTGATGCACTTAAGAAGTATGATAATGATATTGCACTACTATGAGTAATCTAGTATACGTCTTTCTTAACAGTGAATTCAATGGCAACGCAAGCGATAAAAAGACCTATAGTTATGCCTGTCTCCCTGATTATTACCTTAAAACTATAGAGTATAATTCAAAGAACTTTAGCGCTAGTTATTTTTTATTGCAGCAGGCTGAGATTGATAAAATTAAGACTCGTATACCGTCAAACATCAATCTCATTTCCATTGAAGACAGTGTCCTCTGTACAGATGAGTTTAAAGTGATATTGCAGTTGTTAGAATCTTTATGGCCACGTTACAAGAATGAGGTTTTTCTTTATCATGCATTCATGCGTTTAATAATTTTAGGTATTTTTGTAGAAAAGAGTAATCTCGAGAATGTGGTACACCTAGAAGCTGATAATCTTGTTTACTCTGATAACCTTACACAATTTAATTCTGTATTTGAAGAGGGTGAGTTCGGCTATAGTGTTGTTTCACCACTTGTTGCTGCACCAGGAATCTTATATTTTAGAGACAGTAAAGCGGGTAATAATTTTATTAACAGAATTGTGAAGCTGCTCATCAAGGGTGAAATTGCTATAAAACAGGCCACCGGTGTCCATTTTGATTACATCACAGATATGAATTTTATTGACGTTATTGCTAGAAGTAAGAAGTATTTTCGATTGTTACCAAGCTTGCCTTTTGGAGAGCAATCACAAAATTTTGACAAGTTTAATATGTTGTTTGATCCCGCCTCATATGGTCAATTCCTAGGGGGGACTAATAATGGTCACCCACAAGGCTATACTGAACCAGCACACTATATAGGCCAACAGCTCATCTCAAAACAGATTGAGGTTATTTTTGATAAAAAGCCATTTGTTATCTATGAAGGTAAACAGATTCCTTTGTATAATTTACATTTGCATAACAAAAAAATTATAGAAAAGTTTCTCCATGAATAATGCAAATATTATTACTTCAGATAAATTCTTGGAATTATCAACAAATTACATATCAAAGAAAAAAACCCACATTGATATTACGCCAGAGAAAAATATATTCTTTGTTAAAACAGATTTTTTGGAGTTTTTTGCTAGCAATATATTACCAAAAATCTATTACCCATTCACTCTCATTACACACGAATCAGATTATCAAGTACCAGGTAACTATGAGCCTATTTTAAATAACCCATTTCTTAAGAAATGGTATGGAATGAATGTGCATATATTGCATGAAAAGATTCAAGCAATACCAATTGGATTAGCAAACGCAGAATGGCCACATGGTAATATAGATGCTCTTGTGCGTGTGCTCAGAAAAAATACACCTAAAACTAAATTGGTGTATTGTAATTATAAGATTGAAACCAATGCTGCTGAGCGTATGCAAGCACTCAAAGTATTAAAAGATTATAATTTTATTGATTTTGATTTTAATTTGCACTCATTTGAAGACTATATCGAGAAGCTTAGTAGCTACAAATATGTAATTTCACCTCCAGGTAATAGCATTGACTGTCATAGGGTTTGGGAATCTATCTATGTCAAGACAGTTCCCATTTGCCTTAAGAGTCTGCCGATGGTGTACTTTAAGAATTGTCCAATACTTTTCGTCAATGACTGGTTGCAGGTAACGGAAACTTTTTTACAAGATAATTATGACAAAACAATTGCGAAGAGTACAGAGTTAGCAGATTTTATCTTTTATAAAAATTTATTACTTAACAGCTAGTAAGTCTTTCGTATAATCATCAAGACAGTCCTTCCAATTGCGCATATAATTTTGCTTCAACGAGTTAAGTTTAAAATTTATCAATGCTTCAGAATATGGGCGCACAGCAAAATATTCCTTACTAAAGTAATCTGATGTTGTGGGTGTCACAGTGATACTTGGATCAACAAGATTACAGAAGTGCTTTGCCACATCAAAACGACTGCAATCGCCACCACACACCAGGTGGTACAACCCAGGTAATAATCCAGATTGTGCGTACCGTATGATGTTTAACGAGAATTCATTAGTGTAAGTCGGGGTGCCTAATTTGTCAGTAACAGCGAAAATTTCTTTTTTGCCTTCAAGAATCTGATTGTATATCTTTTTAATAAATTTTTTATCTTTCTGCAAGCTGCCCATCATCCATCCAGCTCGAAAGATGTATGCATTCTTATATCTCAGCACAGCTTTCTCGCCTTCAAGCTTACTCTTGCCATACACGCTGAGTGGCACAGGGGTATCATATTCTGTGTAGGTGTCTTGTTTGCCATCAAAAATACCTGCAGTCGAGATGTGGATAAGAGGTTTGTTCAATTTCCTGGCCACATGCGTAACAATGTCGGCTCCAAGAGCATTTGTACTGTATGTCTGATCTTTATGAGCTTCACAGTATTCTAGATCTGTGAGTGCAGCAAAATTAACTACTATATCTGGGTTAAAGACCTCTATACTTTTGCTACAAAAATTATAATCTGTAATATCGCCATATTTTAGCCATTTTTCGTTTACATCTATATCATAAGCATCTATAGAACATGTGCTGGAAAAATTATTGTAAAATGCCTTGCCTAGCATGCCACCGCAACCAATAATCCAAATCTTATAGCTCATAAAATTGCGTTAAACTCTTCATTTAGTTCAATGAGAATCTCTTGACGACGGCGCTGCAGGCATTCACATCTTTCACCTCCAGCTCTGCGATCTTCCAAGGGTATCCTGATATTGTTCGATATGTTGTGATTCTGCATCCAAGTGATCCAAAGCTCTGTTAACTCTGTTATCAATTCAATCGCTTTATTTGGAATTATAGTAGGTTTTGACATTTTTGACATGGGTATTTTGTTCAGTTTCATTTATCACATTGATAATCTTTTCGTCAAGAAACCGTATAATAATGCCTCTATTTTCGTTTAATACATTCATCTTATTTTCATTTTGAACGTATTCTTCATCAGATATAGACTTGTTATGTATCTTCTCCCTGCTAGTGAAGATTTTAATGTTCTCAATTATAAGCTTGTCAATTAGCTCAGCTATGCTATATAAATTTGCCATTATATTATTTCCTTTATTTTGTTGAATAAAGCATGGGTTGTACTCACAACTGTGGTCTTGCATGCTAAGTCTTTAAACAATGTTGCCTCACCTGCATTGTTACAGTTAATAACAATGTAGTGCATCTTATTGTTCATGAGGTTTGGTTTAATCCAAGTAGATATTATGGTTGCATTACTAGGGCCACAAATAATGTCACAATTCATACTAACTCTAGCAGTTTTAAACAGATCTGGCTCCCCATAATAATCTCGCAGATTTATAACTCTGGGATGTCTGATAACACTAGGCTGACTAGTATATATTACAACATGCTCATTGTTTTTTAGTTCATCAATAAAAGGTGAAAAGTTAGCGTTATCTGATTGACCAGATGTAGCTGTTTGATTAAAAATAAGAATCTTTTTATAATTTAAATCATTTATAAAAGGTATTATGCTTGTGTCGAGATCTTCATTATACAGTTCTAGCAAATATTCGTTTTTATTTTTCCACATATGGCTCAAATCAAAACTTGTATTGTGGGTATCATTAATGTTGTGAATAATTTGTTCAAAGCATTTTAAATGCAAATCGTAGTTATATACAACACCATCTCTATCCCGAATGTCACTTGTAAATCTGTTACCCTCTGCAGCATCAGACGGTTGCACACAAGGAGGAGCAAACCATGTGTTAATGTATAGTATACGGTCCACTAGCTTAAACTCTATGGACCTTTCAATATCACCTCGACCAATGGGTATACTGTTTATATTAATATGCTCGTCAACTATGTCTTTTATGTAATGAATGTTATAGTTGTTCGCAATTGCGGTTTTTTTGGTGGAAAACTGCTTTATCAACTCTCTAATAAAAATTTTTGCAATTAAAGTATCGCCTAGATGACCATGATTGAAGAACACCACCTTATCGAATGAATCAATAAAATTTTGTTTGGGTATCAATGACAGATATCCTTCGTGCGTGGGGTGTTTTGTAATTTCATGTGTTGCATTGAATGCATCGTAAATAAATTTAGAATCGGTGCCAATCACTTGTTCACGTGTGACATGAGGTTGCCCTATGTTTCGCATGTGATCATTAAAAGATGTGACGCCAGGTATATTATCTTCATAGCAGCGCAAATCATCAATAAGAATAACATCTGCATATTTGCCCAATCTTCTCTGCAGAGCAAGAATCTCTGCTTCAAGTGGTGCACGGCTATCTTTGTTTTGATCACCATTATAATCTGTATAACAGCCAGAGAAGTGTGCATCAAGCCATAACACAATGTTTTCTTTGGTGCGGTTTAACAGAGGCTCCAACACTTCAGAGGATGAACCTTCTATGATCTCAATGCGTGGATCATCTTTGAACCGTTCACGAGCTTTAGCTACCAGATCTGGAGCAATTTCTATGGAATATAATTTCTTAAAATCTGCTTTTGCAGCGTGTGCTAAGGAATCACCTAAATACGTTCCTGTTTCTACGAAAACATCTGCTTTGAATGTTTCCCTGAGAGCGTTTAAATCAAAGAAACTAATATGTCCCATGTATAATTTAAGAATATCACTCAGTTATGCAATAGGTGGTTGAAGGGTTTCTCGGCCTCCATGGCTTTGTGGCTTTTTGTGTAGCTTTGTAAAGTCTTTAAAATCTTTATCATCCGAATTGGATCGATGATACATTTTGTATACCTTCTCTGTAGTATTAATTTTTTCAATTATGTACGAAATGCTTGTATCAATGATATGAAATTCTGAACATCTTTCAAACACCTTGCACCAATCAAATATTTCAAAGCCATCAAATAGTTGCAGTTTAATTACTCTTCTATCTGTGGGATGAGGAATGACCCATTTTGTTTCACTTTCATGTCCAAGTGACCCAGTTGTATCATTTATTATAATATATTCTTCACCATCCTTGAGTTGTAAGGTCTTATAAAACAATTCGTCTTCTTTAATAGGATTACGATTTAACTTGATGTAATCTACCCAATCAGTATGATCTATGCCAACCAGTTTGTATTTTGAAACCATCACACCAGAGTCACCTATAAGAGTACCATCTGTGCCAATTATGATACAATTGTCGTTTTCAATGATTTGACCTTTTGGACAACTAGAATAAAAGTCTCTGTGTTCAAAATTTGAATTAACATCTACAAAATTAATGTGAGGCAGATAAGGTTTAATACCCAAATACTGCGGTATTATTGGCCACACAACATTGTATTTTTGTTGCAACATTGTTGCAATTTTTTGGCAGAATAAAATATCTCCAATACCAGCCGGTTGCTTCATGATTGCCGTTTTCATAGGTGTAAAGCTGTTTTTATTCTCGAGAGAATTTTATGTGGGGCGAAGTCAAAAAATGCATCTTGTACACCTGATAGTGTCTGGATATAATTATATACTGTATTATCTTTATCCATATTAATAACAGCTTCCACCATGTACTCGAAACTGGTAAAATTGTCTGCAAAGACCACTTTACTCATATTAAAATACTTTTTAATATGATCTCCTCCCCAGTACAGGGGTATGCAATTGACTGAAAGTGGTTGAATAATTTTTTCTGTATTATATCCAGGGTGACAGGAATTTTCAAAAGCAATAGTGAATTTATAATCCTTGAGAACATTGATCTTCGCTTGTTCTGATCCTCTTAACACAGTATCCACATTATTAAAAAGATTACCATAACTATCAACCTTTTTATATTTGGATAATAACTCAAATACTTTCATGCGATTCTCAATGGGGTTGTTATTAATGAAGGCACAAAATTTAGTTTTAGGATATAGAGAGGGTGATATTAGATCTTGTATGTTTGTGTGAAATGTGGGGTTTGATGGAAGAGGTCTTGGTTGCTGCTCATTAAACCAGTTAACAAATATACACCATAGAGGAAAATATATATTTTTACCATCATCTGCAAATTGAGAGAGTGAAGCATCACATTGCTGGTCTGTTGGGTGTTTAAAATTGTGTCCTATATTTTCTCCACAAAAAAAGATTTTCTTACAATTGTACCGTGTGTTATTAGAGCCAAATACTGAATATATTAAAATGTCTGGGTCCGGATCAATAACTACATTATATTCCTGTTTAAACAGATTTGTAAAATAATTGTCATGTGGATTGAACTGGTACATATCATATCCCCACATGTCTTCAAAGTAAATTTTTAAAGTAGTCATAGTTGCAGTGAGGATTTTATTAATCTTTGTTCTGTTGCTTGTAGTATGCCTGGCTCAGCATAGCATACTCGAAGAGCTTCTTGTGCAATAATTTGGTTCAATTTAAAATCATAAGCGCATTGCCGGTTATCGATATGCTTCATAATGGTTCTGGCTGCTGATAGAGTAACTGCATAGCAGTGTGCACATCTGCTCTTATAATCAGGTTCATAATAAACACTTCTGTCTGATTGAATATTACGAGCAGTTATATTGCAACATGTTCCAAGAAATAATAGATCACCCTTCAACAAAGTAAACTCTGATACACAGTTGTCAACAAAGTCACAAAAATTATCCGGCAATAACACATCATCCTCTAGTATAACAATTAACGGAATTTCTTTTTGTACTTGTTGTTCAATGCAGTATTGCTGTTTCAAATATAGAGAGTATTCATTTTTATTCTTAAATTTGGCAGTTGAAGGCAATTCAATTTCCTCAGGAAGAAAAGCACAAACCCACTCAACAGCCAGATTTAGCTTGTCCAGCTGCAATTGCATATTTTGTCTGCGATCTCGTAGGACTGGGTGGTGTAAGCAATAATATGTTATGTCCACCTATTAAGTATAGTGACAACATTAAATTTTCAAGTGCCTGGAGCTGGAGAGAATTGAACTCTCGTCTTGAATGGATTCATTCATAAGCACTACAAGTTTATTTTAGTTATAATTTCATAAGGATTGAACTAAACGAAACGCCCTTATTCATAACAATTTTATACATATAAACTATTAACTGTTAAAACCCAATTTATACGAAAGCCAGTAACACGCTCTACTTTACAAGCTTTAATCTACAGTAGAACGATCGAACTAAACTAGTTCGAATTCAGCTTCTGCGTCAACAAAGTTGTGCTGAGCAAGAATTGCATCAGCCTCTTCGAGACTCATAGCCATGTCGAAGTTGTCTTCGGCATTTAAGGTTTGTTGCTATTTTATACTGGCATGCCCCAGTACTTGCACTCATAAGCTCCACCATTCAATCGAAACCATTACAGCCCCAGTTGTTAAAGAACAATATAAGGTAACACCTTACCATCTATTTATAAATGCAATGTCGGTAAGATCAAGCTTATTCTGTGAAGCCAATTTGTTTGAAAGGAATGGGGCGACCATTACTATCCTCTACTGTGACACCTCCCACTGTGCCAGTCATATAGTTGCCATGCCCCACCCGTGCTCCATGGTGCCAAATGGGAGCAACCAATTGCTTTTCATTGTTGACTAACATGTACCTCATCTTGTGCATGGAGGTTTTGGACCCAGTTCTTGCTGTTGATTTTGTAGCTCCCATGATGTACTTACAGTGTTACTAATGTTTTGCCAGTAGGAGAAGAACTAATTACAGTCTTTGCAAATTCGCCCTTGATTGTTAGTATTGGGTCGCATTGCCTTAGTATAAAGAAATCTTCAAATACTTTTTTAAACCCTTGTTCAGTGCAGCCTGCATGATCAATATGCTCAGCGTAGCCTTCCGTTGTGAGGAAGTCTACATCTTTATCTTTTAGGAAATCCAAAAAAGCACTACTGTCTGTGCAAATGAAAAGTTTTTTATTTTTATTTTTAGACATTTGTTCTTGCAAGCTCTCGAAAGCATAGTCATAGGTTACAATCTTATCAAAATCTGAATCCGCCCAATTGCTTTGTGTTCCTCCAAACCGCGCACTAAATCCAACATACTCCTGTACAGACGGGACTGTAAATTTTGGCTTGAATAGTTCTTCAAATAAATTTGCAAAGCTTTGTTTCATATCGAGCAGAGGTAAGAAGTTAATATTTGTTCTGATAGATATCAGATCTTCTGGAAAGTTCATCTCACTTACTGGTGAAAATAGATGTTTGTGTTGATTGAAGCTATCATTGTCAATTAAAAAGTAATCTTGTTGAGTGAGACCCTGAATGGGTCGCGGTAGCCAGTTGTATGTGTTTGGCTCTAGTACACTGCTGAGTTTTTGTGGAAATGTCCAGTTGACAACAAACTCACGATTTAATTTTTTAGATAAAGCGTATGTAGATATTAATCCTTTGAGTCTATCCGCTAGCCCGCCGGCGGGTCGTGTAGTGCAATTAAAGATGATATATTTTTTATTCAATATGATATTTTATTTGTATATGTATGTATTGCTACAAAAAAATACCGGATAATAATATCCGGTATTTAAATCTGCGAAACCGTCGCAGGCGGAGGAATTAAGCAACCTGTAAACCATTCTTGCGAATGGCGCGGGTTAGATCACGGGCATCAACACGACGAATCGTGGTGGCAAATTGGTTCTTTTGCTCCAACACTCGTGCGCGCTTGACTGTGAATTCACCATTGCGAGCACGTTCCATTTTAACGTAGAACGTCTTCGGGCGAATATCCTTGCTTGTATAATCAATCGACATATTAATAACTCCTCCTTTCATTTATTAATAATAACATATAAGTATAATAAATCAATGAATAAAATGAATGGCAAAATAAATAATATAATGAAAGATTGTGCATGGTTGAGAGGTGTGCTATATTTTACAATAGCGGCTCTGCCAGTGGTGGTCGTAGATCTAACTAAGTATAAATCATTTAGTGAGATATCTGGAATAGCAGCAACAGTGTTAGTAACAAACATGGTGTTGCAAGGACTAATTGCAGTCAGAGCATACATAGATCAAACCATATCACGTGTACAAAATAAAGATGAAAAGAACAAAGAAGTAGAATTATTAGTTGAAACTACTAAATAGCCATATGAAGAATCTTTTACCATTTATGTTAGTACCTTTTCTTGTGGCAGGTTGTGCTACCACAGAGACAGGCAAAATTGATGCAGCACAAACAACAGAAAACGCTTTACCCTACATTGCACCAGCTGTGACACTAACATGCACTGTAGTGCTTGATCAAGCACTGTCACCTGCTGATAGAGTAGAGAAGGCTAAATTGATCAATCATGTTGCCACAATTGTGGAGGGGCTAACAAAAGGTGCAGCCCCAACACCAGATCAATTGCAAAAAGCTTTAACGGATTATCTTCCTGCAGAAAAAACTCATTGGGTTAATTATGTTACATCAATCAAAGATCTTTATGCAACACAGTTTAACAAGATTGATGGCAATACCAAACTCGCTATTGATGTACTGAATGCCATTGCCAAAGGATGCAAAGACGCAACATCCAGCTACGTGCAATAACATATATGCCTACAGGTATTTTTGAAGCAGTAGTGAGTGCTATTGCTGGTATTTTTTCTGCCATTAACAATGTATTTGGGGCAAAAAATACACCAGAGATGAAGAAAGCCCAGGTGCAGCAAAAAGAAGCTGATTACAGTGATGAAATTGAAGACGCAATAAAGGATAAAGATGTTAAAAAAATTCGCGATATTCTCTCTGAGTAGTCTCTTGTTGTGCTCGTGTACAACAGTTACACCGGATAAAGTGAAAGATGAAATAGCCTCTTATGATGCGACAACACCCTCTGGGTATGATGTGCAAAATTCCGGTTTCATTGGCTTTACTGACGATGGCCGGGGTCTTATTACTTCCTTTGGTTTGCTTCGTTATAATACCCTCATCAAGGCTTATAAGGTAAGATTTAAGTCCTTCAAAGGTGTAGAGCTTAACGACAATGATGGCGTTACAGAATATACTGATAAACTTAATAACAAGCTTTACATCATAGATCAGCAGCATCTAGTATACTATGCAGTTCTTAATAGCTGGCGCAAAGATGGCAAAGAGCCTGATTCTATTTGGGATAAGGCCAAAGATCTTGTAAAGTAGTATAAGTATTAGCATGAGAAGACTCATGTTGATCTTACCGGTAATAATGCTGGCTGGCTGCTCACCTGTACAATGTCCTCACTCTGCTTATCCTATAGAAGAGAGATACAATACAGAAGAGCCAACTTTACAATCTGCAGAAGATGCCATGAGAACAAAGTTTGACGAAAACTCTTTTAACAAATGAATAGTCGATTTGATTGGATAATTAAATTTGTTCTAGATGCTGAAGGTGGTTATGATAATGATCCTGTAGATCCAGGCGGTGAAACCAAATATGGTATTGACAAGAGAAGTCACCCAGATGTGAATATTAAAGCATTGACTATAGAAGACGCAAAGGATATTTATTTTGCAGAGTACTGGGTGAGATTCAATTGTGAGCAATATGCCAAGCCAGTGGGTGAAGTGTATTTTGATTGTTGTGTCAATACTGGTGCCAAACAGTCCAATAAATTTTTGCAACGTGCTGTGGGCACTGAACCAGATGGGGTCATAGGACCCAAAACATTTGCAGCTATTTACAAAGCAGATGCATACACGCTTGCCCTCAAAGTTATTGATCAGCGTCAAACCTTTTACGAAAACTTAGCTGCAAATAAACCACCGTTAAAAAAGTTTCTCAAAGGATGGACCAACAGAAACGACAGTCTTCGTAAATATATCGCCTGAGTGACACTACATGTTCGAGCATGATCTTAAGTGCAAAGCAAACTCATCATACTCATCATCACCATCAATTGCAGAATGCTTGCCATAATACCATTCATGTGTTTGAGCAGTATCAAGCTTAAGCTTTATTAATCTCACATCACCCACATCATTTACACCAGCCTCATACCCGTCTACTGTAACTCGCATTTGGCTTGGATGTTTTTGTAATTCCCTGATGAGCAATTCTACAGTCATATTTAAATGTTAATTATACAGCAACCTGTGCACATGTCAAGCTTATTTTCTGCAACTGCTGCTCATAACATTCACGCTCTTCTGGATGCACAACCAAACCCTGCGTCAAGTCCATAAGACGCATGTTATGCTTTTGCCGCAGCTGCAAGTCTGCAGGCAATTTATGAATCTCTGTTTCATAACTCTCAGCCAGTCGCTTAGCCTTCACTTTGCCATATCCAGGTATGCCTGCAATGTTGTCAGATGCATCACCCAATATGCTCTTGTATAGCAGATATTTGCTCAGAGGCACCGGATAGTGTTGTTCAAAGTTATGCACATCAATGGTAATCTTCTTGATGGGTGAATACAATTGCACATCAGATGTAATCAACTGTGCCATGTCATTGTCTGTGGACACAATAGTCTTGTGACCTGGCACCTGTTTGCACAAGAAAGCAATCACATCATCTGCTTCCATGATGCCCGGAAACATCATGTGTATGCCCTGCTTTTGCATAATCTGTTCCAATGCATCTTCTGTAGCATGCACCACTTCCCACATGCTGCTATCACGGGTCTGTTTGTAGTCTACATCTTGGCGGCGATAATTCTTTTGACCTCTGATCAAGCGCTTGTCTGACACAGCATAAGTTGTATCAGGAGCAAAATCGCGTATGTATTTGTTCACGCTGCGCATGTATGCAGACACCATTTCATCAGCATGTGATGCACGCAACACATGATAGATGCGATACAACAAATTAGTGGCATCAATGATTAAAACATTCATGACATCATGCCCATGATCTTGTTGATGGCTCTATCTTTGGCTTTGAGCTCCACTTCCCATACCACAGGTTTACCATAATCAGGAGGCATATGACATGCATAATCTGCATGCTTGCGAGTTTCACCAATGCCTTCTGAATAATGGAATATGGGCATCACAGGCCATGTGCCATGGGCCAGATGAAATGCTTCAGATTCAGACAAACCACCTGGCAACATTTTGTGATGCAATGTGTCAAACGTAATAGGAATACCTTCACGTGCATGAAAATATTTCACTAGATTGCTGATGCTCCACACACCCTTTCTGTTGTCATTGTTCTCAAACACCAATCGCCTGGTCACATTTGCAGGGCATTGCTTCAAACTGCGTACCACATTTGCATAGATTGTTTCTGCATCACCATCTTTGCGAATATGAATGTTGAAAGGAGCTTCATATGATTCAGGCAATGCCAGCAATTCAAACACCAATGCATGAGCTTTCAAATCACGAATGCTGTTGGCCACCACTCGAGGGTTATCAGATGTGAGACTAATAAATTCAGAAGGATGAGCAGAGAAGCGCAATCCAGATTGTTGTATGCAAGTCTTAGCTGCATTGATGGCATGCATCATTTCATCTTGCATGGGTAGTTTATGAAGATCTAGATTAAGATCTGGATGATTGATCACAGGTATCAAGTCACTACCAATGCGCAGACCAGCCAGACGCATGCTCTTACACAATTCTACTGTGGTCTTTAGCGTCTCAAAGTTCTCTATGATTCTATGACACAGCACATCCAGGGATTCATTGATAGGCTTTTTCTTGAATTGAGTCACAGTCATGGTGCGAAACTTCACACCTTGTTCATTAAGAACGTTACTCTGGCAACACAATGACAACAGCATCAAGTGATTATGCAGGCTTTATCAGATGTGTCAAGCTTAAATAAACATATGAACATGTATGTGCATGCATTGCAGCAACATGACAAGAGGCCTACACAACCTGTTGTGATTGCATGCAATAAAAGACAACTGCAAAAAAAACTCATTTTTGAGCGCATGCTTGAAGAAGAAAGCATGTTGCATGCACATTCAGCAGACACTGCCACAGGAGGATATGATGGTGGTGGTGGTGAAGTTGATTTTAGTTATGATAATGAAATAACTTTTAGGGGACCTAGAAGAGACCTTTTGTTTAGAGGTGGTAACTTAACTCTCGCCCATGCTCATTAACTCATGACTGAATAAGCAGCCTTGTTGGTGGTGACAGTGGTGTTTCTCACCAGTGTGGTGCCTGGGGCATTGGCAAAAGATACATTGCTGAAGAACACCAGAGAAAATGGCAGTGTGGCAAGATTGGCAGATTGCACACCATTGATTGCTTTGGCTCCAGCGCCAGTGAGTATGTTGAAACCACTATTAGCCAAGTTGGCTATGGCACCTGCACTCAGTGTGATGCCATGGCCAGTGGCCAGACTGTTTGTGATCAAGGTCTGAGTCATGATCAGATTGCTAATTGCATAGGTGCCTCCCACACAATTTATCATTTGTTGAGCTGTTCCTTCCAACTGACAGTTTGTAAAATTGAGCACACCTGCACTCTGCACATTGAACATAGCCACACATGCAGCACCACCTGCAGTGGAATCACAAATGCTCATGTTGCAAATGCCATTTATCACATTGATACCGCCACCAGTGGCAAAAGGGCTGAATTGACACAGTTGCCCATTAACAACACTTGATGCACCAGTGTTATTAATGTTTACCCCAAAAGAACCAGTGCTTCCATTTTGAAGCCAAACAGATTCCAGGAATACTCTCAGGGGTACAGCACCTCCCAGCACATCAATGCAATTGCCACTGGTCACTTCAGGTTTGAGAATGGCCAAATTTGTAATGCCAAAAAAATTGTCAGTGATGATGCCTGCAGTAGGAGCAATGGTGATGGTGCCATTCAAATACAAGGGAGCTCTTACACCAGAATTGGTGAATCCTTGCAATCCCACATAACCGGTGTCCATGGTGAGATTTTCAGTGATGCTGCTGAGCAAGTTGATGTACTTGGGATTGAGTCTGGTGGCTCCAATTTTTGCAGCTGCATAAGCAGCACTCAATGTTTTGTATGGTGTTAATATGTTGCCATCTTGTGTGTAATCATCAGTTCTGTTGGCATCCACATAGTATTGAGATGTCAAAGGCATGCTCAGAGGAGCAGCACTCAATGCATTTCTTATGTCAATGATGGTTGTTGCATCGGCTGTGGTTAATTCAATTTGAAATGCGATAAAAGCCTGTCTGGTAATATTACTTATGCAAAAGTGTGTAATTAAGATGAGTCAAGCTCAAATGGGTGTAGCTTCAAATGGGTTGGGTCTAGAATTGACCGGTGGCACTTGTTGCAGATTTGGTTGTGGTGTGTTTGGTGGTGTTGAATTGTTGTTGCTGGAAGCTGTCTCAGCACCTGCAGCAGTATCAATATCAGGCACATCCATGCCAGCATTCTTGGCCAATGCAGTGGCACCATCCATCTTACCAGACATCACATCATTGATTTCACTGGCAAAGGATGCACCTGCTTGTTTGGCAATATCTTGAGCACCCACTACCCCTTTGATTGCAGCTGCATTGGCCAGAGGAGCCAATCCTGCTTCAGTGAACAGCGGTGATGCTTCAGTCATTGCCTTCACATCCACAGGACGAGGCGCTGAGGATGTCAAGCCACCTGGTGCAGCAGCAATGCCTTCACCAGATTGCAGAGTAACAACTTTGCCATTTGCATCAGTCACAGTCACACCTGTAGTGCTTTCCACCACAGCCACATGGGCTATGCCACCTTTCACATCAAACAACACAGTGCTGCCAGCAATAGCAGCAGTGACACCACCTGCAGTAACAGTGATGGGTGCTGTGTCAGGATCTTTGGACACCAGAAACTTACCATCACCACATTTGATCAAACGCTCTTGTTCCTGGAATGAGAAGACAGAATGTTCTCCTATGCGTGTTACAGACTTGTCATCAAATGACAATTCACACATGCTCTTGTCTCCTGTGCCTATTTGAGTGTCAGATTCTAATTTGTCGTTTAGAGCAGCTGCAACTTTGTTTGTAGCTTTGATGCTGTGCACATCATTTTTTACAAATGAAACAACAGAAGCAATGGCACTATGACCCATCAGAGCCAGCAGAACCAGGATAATTAATGGCTTTATCATATAAAGTATTAGACAGTTGAGACTGTAAAACATTAGATTTATTTTTCAGACGCACTTGTTTCATGGTGTACCCCACCATCACATACAAAGGCTCTTCTGCAATTGCAGGCTTGACAGGTTTGCCCAAGCTTAAAATGTATTTGTGGCTGTCATGACCAATGGGTTCTATATTTTGAGTGAAACAAGAGCCTTCTGGTGTCACATATTCAAAATCCATGCCATATGTATCTATTTGTTGTTTCACCATGGATGCATGTGGGCTGTATGCAGTGTAAAAAATACAACCAGCAAGACAAATACCAACAACAAGAGGTATCTTATTCATTGATGACAAAAACTGCATATCTGCCATGTCCTAAGCATTGATAATAGTAGCGGAACTTGTCTTCCCCTTCCACATACACCCCCCACACATCTGATTCAAAATAATCGCGCAAATGCAAAGTCTTGGTCTTCTCTTTCACATGTTCTCTCATGAAGTCAGTTACAGCTCTTACATCACCTTCAAATACCACTTGCTTGCCATGTGTGTTGTGTTGTGCCATGTCTGTTCCTGAAGCTGTGTCAATGTCCAGCTTGTTATGATTATTTATAGATGCATAACAGAAACATGCAACTATAAACGCTGCAAAGCCTGAACCAATTTTGCAAACTGTTCTTCTGAAATTTTGCCTGTGATGGTACTTTTTATAAGCAGGTAGGAAATTATTAAGATACTCTGTGGAAGGTGCATTAAGATTTGAAGCGCTCTTAATAGCCTGTGATAAAGACACATACTCCATTACCTGGCCTTTGTATCCAGTTCTGTGGTCACACTGCCATCTGTTCTTAGCAGGTTTCTGGTTGCTCCATGTGGATTTTTAATTGTCCGATCTAAAGATGCAGTAGAATGATTGGTAAAAGCTTTAGTGAAGTCAACCAGAAAATAATCATTTGTATCTACTGCAATTAGTTTTTCAGAATTTTGTGTACCATATTGCCCGCCTGATCCACCAAAACAAGATCCTCTCTTCCAAATCAAAGGTCGCTTTTCATCATGAGCCGGGCATGAAAAAACTGGATTGCCTTTTCTCTTTTTACCTAGAGATGTAGTGGTGATATAATTTGTAAGATAATATTCCAGATTAGATGTGTCTACAACATTGGATGTATTAGCTCCAAATCTGGAATCACTAATGAACGAATTGATTGTCTGACCGCTAGGTCCAGGTGGAAGCCAACCATCATTATCTGCTGCAAACAACACAATTGATGTGCCTACTTGCTTCATGTTGGATGCACAAGCAGCTTGAGATGACTTGCGCTTAACAGCTGCATATCCTGGAAATAAAATGGTCATCAATAATCCCATTATAACTATGACCACAGCCATTTCAACTAATGTGAAGCCTTGGCACATCAATGGTTTTAAATGCTTTAAGAGTGTGCTTGGTGTTTGCATTTGTTTCTCCTCATGACTCTGAGAGCAATCAAACTGGCACCTCCCCCTAACAACAGTGATGCAGTGGAGGGCTCAGGAATGACACCCACTGTGCCATCCATGGTGAAGTTGCTCACATTCCACTTCAAGTCAGAACTGGCAGTGTTCAAGTCAGGCAGAGCAGCCAATAGCACTGCACTATCAAATGCAGATGCTTCTATGGATGCAAAATTGAACAAGTCATAAACGTCTCCCATGGCATATGTGTAACTGTCCAAAGTTTCAAATGTGAATGCAGTGCTGGTGCCCAGAGTGAGCAATGTGGTCACATCAATGCCATCATAAGTGACTCCTCTGGTAGTGGGGGCTCCCAATTGGAAAGCAAATGTTCCATTGCTGCCATTTAACTCATAGGCAGTGAGCAGACCCGGGCTGTTGCCTGGGGCCACAGTACCACCATTGAGTGTGAGTCCTTGCACACTACCAGAGCCACCCAAAGTGCCTCCAGTTTTAACTAAAATATCACCTGCAGTGCCATTCACAGACAACAGACCACCATTCACAGTGGTACTGTCAATGGCACCACCTGTATTAACAGTGGCAGTGCCAGAATTGATTATGACTCTACCAGCAGTTCCACTCACCAACAATGTGCCTCCACCCACAGTGGCAGCGCCTAACAGACTGCCACCAGTTTTCACATTGAGTGTGCCTCCTGTGTTAACAGTGGATACACCAGTGTTTCCATACACATCCAATGTGCTGCCATTGATAGTTGTTGTGCCTGCATTGCCACCGGAATTGATGGTGGCTGTGCCAGAGTTTACAACAGTTTGCCCCACAGATCCTCCCACAATCAAAGTGCCTCCATTCACAGTGGCCTTGGAAGCAGTACCCCCTGTCTTCACATCAAATGTGCTGCCTGTGGCAATGGTTGTCTCCCCAACTGTGCCACTGTTAAGCAAGCTGCCTCCTGTGAGAGTGGAAGCACCCAGAAATGCTCCACTGTACACTGTGGCAGTGCCTGCAGACATGGAGAATGTGCTGCCAGTTCCTCTCAAGTTCAAAGTGCCTCCACCTTGTGTTATGGTGCCTGCTGTGCCATCCATGGTTACTGTGGTACTCACCCCAATGGAAGTGTTGCCAATGGTGCCTGTGCTGTCCACTATCAAGCTTCCACTGTTAGCAGCCACTGTGCCAGCTGTGCCTTTGACACGCAAAGTGCCCCCTGATATTATGGCAGCACTGGAAGCAATGGAACCAGCAGTATCCACTACAAATGTACCCTCTTGTATGGTGGTGTCACCATTGTAAGCATTGACTGCTTGAAAGGTGGCTGTGCCTGTGCCTGACTTGGTCAATCCTCTGAGTGCAGTAGCTGTATTGAACACAGATCCTTTGAACAGAAAATCACCCACACCACCCACAAGACTTGTATCTGCAACTGTGCCTCCAATGTCCATGGTACCATCAAACTGCACAGTTAAATTGGTGCTGTTGTTGAACAATCTTCTGCCTCCACCTGAACCTGAAGATGGAGTTAATGTATTAGCAGCATTAGTAAACTGTAACAGTGTTTTGTATCCACCATGATTGGTGAAGTTCATGTTACCGCCTTGATATTGGTTAATAGCATAAGTGGTAACAGCAACAGAATTAGACCCAGCCAGATCCACAGTGCTCATGTTGGCTAGACTGCTGGACCCTTTGAAACTATTCTGAACAGATAACCCGTTAGCTGAATTGACTACTAGTTTTGAAGTGCCATTTGACATGGTTATTAAGCCTTGACCCACACCAGTGCCCCCATTCACAACAACTGTGCCTCCTCCTGTTATTTCAAAACCACCACCCAGTGTGTTGGTGCCATTCATTGTGACAGTGCCTGCTCCAATGTATTTGACTATGCCTGCTGTGGATGTACCGCCTTGTTTCAATTCATTGTTGAATGTGAATGCACCATCTCCTGCCAGAGTTAAAGTTCTGGATGTGGCAGAAGAAGCAGTGGTGAGTGAAGCCACATTATTGAATAATAATGCACCACCTGCAGTTTGATACCAAGTGTTGCTGGCGTTAGCATTTTCTACTAATATATTAAATGTTTGAGTAGCAGTGGAGTTATTTGTAATACCTCCACTAGATGATACAGTTTGTGCACCATTGAAGCTGTTGATTGCATATGCATTCGCATTAGTTAGGAATGTGATGTTTCTTGCAGCTCTAGTAGAAGTGAGTATGACTGTATTATTACTCACTCCAACATTACCAAACTGAATTTCATCTGTGGTGGTGCTGGAACTGGTGGATGATGGTTGTATGCCATTGGTCCAGCTGGTGGGTGATGTCCAGTTTGAGCCGCTGTTGTTCCATAGGAATACTACTGCTTGGGCATTGTTGGCTGCGGTTGTCATGAAAGCAGCGGCAATCAAGCTCAATGCCTTCTTTATTATGTTTGTTGTTTTCATAAATTTATATCCTTTTTTTATTGAACCTGTGTACTGAAATTAGAGCAACAAGCCCCATGCCAAAACTTGCATAGATGCTGGGTTCTGGTATTGCACTGAGAACAATTTTATCTGCGTAAGTGGTGGTATTTACATCCACTATTCCAGTGCCACCATTTGCAGTAATAGCATTTACTCCAATCCAATAATTGATATTGCTCAGATTAGCAGCAGTGTATTCAACAACAAATACTCCAGATTGACCTATATTTACCCCTGCACCTCCTATAGTATTAATGGAAAGACCTTTTGTAACCAAGCTTCCACCTGATATGTTCACCTTGCCATCATGACCGCCAGCACCAAGATTTAAAATACCTGTTAATGTTAGAAGGCCTCCTGAAATATCAACAACATTTGAATTGCCATCTAAGCCTGTGATTAGATCGTTTGCAGTGAGCAATCCATCTGTAACAATTGATATGCCTGCCCCTGCGCGTACATAAATTTGATTTGCAAAGTTATTCGCAGAATTTACAATTGGCATGTTGTTGAGACTAATATTCCATTCAGTTCCCATGATCAGGGCATTATCCTGGCTAGTGGGAGCACCACCATTCCAATTGTAATCGTCCGACCATGTGCGGTCTCCATATCCATTGTCATTATTCCAATACACAGTAGTTGCCTGTGTATTACTAGCTGCAGTTGCAATGAAAGCAGCGGCAATAAAGCTCAATGCCCTCTTTATTATGTTTGTTGTTTTCTTCATAAATTAGTACACAATGGTTAGCGCATTAAACTTTCTAGGGTTTATTCCACATGTGTAAATATTCTTTGAGATGGTATCCACCATGTAAAGACCTACCTTTACTGGTAGCGAGATTAAATCTAATGTTGTAGGTTCAGGGATTATAGAAACTTGAACATTATCAAGAGAAGGAGTGCCTCCAGTTGTCCAGAAAGCGATCTGAAGCAAGCTTCCAGAGGCGACATTCAATGCTGTAAGCTCAAATGTTCCAACACCGTTTTGAGGAACCCCGTTAGCATCGGGGAACACGTCCTGAATGCTACGATTCGCAAGGAGAGTGTTGGAATTAGGGCCTTGGAAGATAGCAACACCAACATCATATCCACCGCCATTAATGTTTGCTAAATCAAATTTTACGGTGACATCGCCTGTATAATCCGTAGTTCCGACGCTTTGAGAGAGAGCATAGAAATTAGGAGACGTAGAGGTGAGCTGAGACAAGTTGGCAACATAATCATAAGCGCCATTAGTGATGCCAGTATATTTGACTGTGTAGATTGTGTTTGTAAAGTCAGTGTTCCAACCAAAGGGAACGCCAGAATACCAAGGGCCTCCCACATAAGTTAGGCCTGTCAGGTTGCTAAAGTCACCATTGATTACGGTCAATGCTGCATTTGCCTGGCCACCAAGGCAAAGCAACACGAGTGTGCAGGCCAGGGATAGGAGGGATTTGGGTTTCATGGATTGTATTGTTGTTGTTATTGTTTTCATAAATCTATTTTTTTAAAGCCTTCAAAGATCTTTCTAGCTTCAGATAAAACTCATAAGGAAAGAATAATAACCAAAGAATACCATTGACCATAAAAAAAGCCGCATTCATTGCGGCTTGTCCTATTGTATCGCGTGTTAAAGCGACCTTCTTCTCATCATGGAAAGTTAAAGTGTTACCTTTCATATACCATATTAGACAGGTGAGACTGAAAAACATTAGATTTATTTTTCATATCTTTTAATTTGTTCCTATGTCTATACTTATAACAGCTATTATTATAATTTCAAGCTTCTAATAAATGTTATTAGCATTACTAATGCTATATTTAACTGTTGTGGTACATTAAATACTAACATGCAGACTTTCAAGCAATTTCTCCTAGAAAAAGCTGGCGCCAGATGTACCAAGGTCACAGGTCAACAGTCATCTTCCAGGTCTGATAAGAAGTACATGCGGTGTGCACGTGTGGGTGGCAAATTGAAAAGAGTGCATTATGGTGATCCCAATTTGCGTATCAAGAAATCTAACCCCACAAAGAGAAGATCGTTCAGAGCGCGACACAAGTGCTCTTCTGCTAAGCCCGGGACAGCCAAGTATTTTAGCTGTAAAAATTGGTGAAGACGTTTAAGCAGTTTTTAGCTGAGTCAAAGCAAAAGCATTCTAAGCAAGAGGCTGGTTATGTAGCGCATACTGTTAAAGGTCAGAGATGTGATCAATGCACCATGTGGAGAGCCCCGGATAAGTGTTCAGCAGTAGCTGGTGATATTAAGCCTGAGGCGTGGTGTGAATGGTGGAAGCAAAGTCAAAGAAAGGATTTACAGGAAAAAAGTATACACGATCCTGTCAGGCCAGGCATATTGAAGCGTCAGACTAAAGGTAAAATGACTTGTTCTAAGGCTAGAGGTCTTAAGGCTAAGCAAAAAAATAAAGGAAATCATACAGCTAAAGCAGCTCAGCGCTACCTAAATTATCATTGTTAATTACTGTTGGGTAGTCGACTAAATAATTGCATGGCAGAGTTGGATGATCTCATAGCTTTTACAGTGGAGAGATACACAGCAAAGGGTGGCAAAAGAAAAAGCGTTCTGAAAAAAATAGCCAGTTGCAAAACCATCAAAGATCTGCTCAAAATACGCAATAAACTCGGCATGATGAGTTGGGGTAATAGGGGCAAAGAGACTAAATAAATAATATGAAACTATTCGACAAAGTTCTGGATGCATATTATGACACCATCTTCCGTGTGGAAGATTTGATTGACACAGTCAAGTACAAGGTGTTAGATTTGGTGGACTCTGTCAAGGGTCATAAGCAAGATGTATGCACATGGGACACAGAAGACGTTGTTGCAACAGAAGAGCCAGTAAAGAAAAAGAAAAAGAAGACTTCCAAGAAAAAGAAGAAATAATTGATCTAATGCATCTGTAGTCTACAATATGGCTATGGACTTTTTGCATTTGATTAATGTTATTACTGCTTACAGACCCACTGCTTTTGCAAAAAAATTAAAAGCACAAACGCGTGCCAAACATGATGCAATAGAGTCTCATCCTTTCATTCACAAACTAATCACCGGTGACATTTCTGCAGAGGAGTATTTTGCTTATATTGAGAATCTCTCCCCCATCTACACCATCATTGAAAATCGGCTGTTACAACCAGCACAATTCTCCCCATTGCACAGAGATGCACAGATCACAGAAGATATTCGCAATTATCAAGATGCATTAAAAGTGCAAACAACATACAAGCTGTTCAACAGCGAATGGGTCAAGGCGTGTATTGACAAAACAGATTTTGAATTGATCTCTGATTTTTACATCCGATGGTTGGGTGATTTGTATGGTGGTCAAATTATGAGTAAAAATTTCAAATACAATTCCATGTTAAAATTTAAAAATGTGAGGCAATGCATCAAGCTGGCTCGTGGGTTGATTGAGAGTGCTGCAATGCATGAAGATGTGTTCATTGATCTGGTTAACAAGTCATATGATTATAACTTGAAGTTGGCAGAAGATCTGCATAATTCCTTCAGATAAAAACAACACACTGCAATGTTGCTACATCTAAATAATATTATGTGTACGTTTCTGTTGACAGTGATTGTTGCCACAGTGGCCAGTTGGAAAATATGGTCAAAGAACAAGTAGGTTGATTTTTATGCATTGCATGATAAATCAGGTATATGTCAAACACATCTGATTCCTTAAAAACTATTGTTGAAACCTTTGCCACTGAGAGTGAAAAATTCTGGGGTGGTAACAATGCTGCAGGCACACGTGCTCGCAAAGCTCTTCAAGAGGTGATCAAGTATTCACGTGACGAGCGCAAGAGCATTCAAGCGGAAAAGAACAAGCGCAAGGGTAAGTAATTACCCGTTAAGATTCCACATCCTCAATGACTCTGATCCAACAGAGTCATAACCATTGTTGGTCAACGGACGCAACAATGGCACTGCGCTGTTGTATGTGAACAAGCTGCTTGTGTTGTCTGATTTCTCCAGTGCCATCACTGTATTGTTCAATGCAGTGTCAATGTTGACTCTGGTGGTGTTGCCCACAAATGTCACACCTGTATATTTGCCATTCAATGCATTGCCATTGGCAGTAGGAGCAGTGAACAACACACTGGTTGTACCAGCTTCCAAGAAAGTGATGCCAACACCATTGGCTGTTAAAGCTAAATTTAAGCTAGCAGGTGAAGTTGCGTTGGGGTCTGCGACAGTATTTGTAAAAACTATGGATGCCATATATTATATTTATGGCCATGTAACATCTTTTTTTAAAACCCCATGCGTTTTACTTCAGGTTTGTCTGCTTCAATGCTGTCTTCTTCATTGTTATATATGTCTGTAAGTGTCAGAGGTTTATCTGTGGTTTTCTTTGTTTTCAAATGTTTGAACAGCTTGTTGGAGTCTTCAATGGATAATTCTTTGAATTCATGTTCAGCAATTAATCGGCCTCGTCGGAGCAAAGCTGGATCAATTTTCTCGCGTGTGGTGTTCAATGTGGCTATGATTTGAATGTTCAAGCAATCGCCCAACACACCATCAGTCATGTTCAAGATGTTGGACACACCATTGTTGGTGTCATTGGAATCTCGTGATCCAATTACCTTCTCTGCATCTTCAATGACCAATATGGAATTTTTATTTTCCAATAAAAATGGCAAAAAGCTTGGAGCAGTGATGCCTTCAGCCATGTTGGGTGGCACAAATATAATTTTTTTGTTCAGAACTGTGGTGAGGTATTTAATGTATGTTGTCTTGCCTGTGCCAGGCTTGCCATTCAATATGACCAGCCCAGTGTCATTGGCAGCATTCAACCGCTTCAGGATTGTCTTGTGTTTCTTTGCAAAAGTTTCTCCATAGTTGATATCCAAATCCATGTCTTTGCAAGGCAGCTTGGTGTTGAATTCTTTCAACACAAATCCCTCAGTGGGTGATCCCACAATCAAATAAATGTTGTTGGTGGGGCTTTCCTCTTGCACCTCAAAGTAGGTAATTGCATCAGCCAGTTTCTTTCTGTCATTGTACAATATGGTGAGTGAGAAGGTGGGAGAATTGATGTCTCTTTGTGTGCTGTGATCAAACTCCACATCAATGTGTTCATCTAAAAATGTCTCCATGCGTGAACGTTCCAGGTAGATGACAATGTTTTCACCTTCAAATGCATAAATGGTGGTGACTGTTTTCAATTCATCTTTGGTTTTGAATGGCACAGTTGCTTCAAATATGCATTTGAAGTTTTTTTCAAGTTTTTCCAAGCATGTGTCTTTGTACAACAAGCGCACAGGGCGATACACAGATGGTTGCACACCAAAGCGATGAGAAAAATAATGACTTGCACTGAACAAACTGTAGGTGCCAGAAATGGTGCTGTATGGTTGGTATGCTACTTTATCCATAATTTAATTATAACATGTTGCAGCAGAAGTCAACTGGCAAACACCTGCATGCAGATTAAACAATGGGTGATTCAGGTGCAATGGAGTGGGCGACTGGGCAACAGAATGCTGCAACATGCAGGTGCTTGTGTGCTGGCCCATCACAGTGGCAACAAATTGCAGAATTTGAATTTTGATCTGGCAGACATGTCACAACATTATCCAGATTTCAAGGAATATTTCTCATGCAAGCCAGACCACATACAGTTGGTGCAATCTGCAGACAGTTTGGGGTTCTTTGGCAGCAAGGACAACATCATAGGTGATGATTGGTTGCAACAGCATTGTGATGATTTGAGTGTGTTGGGTGCACAGGATTGTTTTTATGCAGGTTATTTTCAGGTGCAAAAATTCTTGATTCGTTATTACAAGGAAATTAAAGAAGTATTTCAACCAGTTAAACCTTTAGAACCACAAGAAGGTGTACTAGTACATGCACGACTGGGTGATCTGTCCATGGAAAGGTCTGGTACCTATGAGTATTACCACAAGGTGCTCACACAATTGCAGTGCACACATGGATACATCACCACAGATCCCATGAACCGTCATGATGACATGATTCAACGGTTACAAAAAGAATTCAACTTGCAGCTGTATCATGACACACCTGCCAATACTCTCAATTTTGCCAGGGGTTTCAATGCAGTGGTGGCTTGCACTGGCACCTTCAGTTGGTGGTTGGCAGCTTTGAGTGATGCACCCACAGTGTACTATTATAACATACCCAGAGAACATGCCTGGCATGCACCAATCTTTGACATGCCTGATTGGCAGGCTGCGTAACCTGTGCCGCAGGTGGGTTCCGAAAAGTTTTTTAGCTGCGCTTCTGACCGTGATCAGAACGCCGTGCACGATAGGCAGGCTTGCTGCGTGTGCCCATGGCCTTGATGGGCTTGATGGTCCTGTCGCGGAACTGTTTGGCCAGTGTTTTGTTGCTGTGATTGCTGTTGTTTCTGTGGTATCCAATGATGTTTGCCATGTGCATATGATACAGGAATCCATGGCCATGGCAAGCACCATCTCTAAATAATGCATGGATCAACTGCAACTCACTGCTCAACAATGTGCAATCCTGTATGATGCAGTGAAACATTACAATGCATATGTGGGTCAACCCAATGAGATGGCTGTGGACAATGCACAATTGAGAACAGATGTTAAAACGCTGCTGCAGCACATTGAACAGAACACTGCCTTGGGCACCAAAAGGTACAAGCTTGTGAATGGTGAATGGATGCCCTGCCCATGACCGCAGGTGCCAGTTCCGAAAAGTTTTTTTAACCACCATAAGTAACACAGTGAACAATGACATGCATCACCTGTTTGAGGCATACAGAATGGTGAGTGAATTGAGTGAACAACCTGTGCAATTGTCTGCCAATGGTCGTTTGCGTAAATTCTTGCCTGTGGCCAATACCAATGCAATGACACCCAATGCCAATGGCTTCATGGTGAATGGTGCATTCAAACCTGTCAACAGCTTCAATCAGGTGGTGATCACACCTGCAGGTCACTTGGATTTGAATGAGAACATATTGTTTGAATTTGATAAGGCCACACTGAAACCAGCAGGACAACAAGTGATTCAACGCATAGCACAACAAATTTTAAGATTGAACAATGCCAACATACAGGTGAATGTGGTGGGGTACACTGATTTGTATGGTGGCACATCATACAACCAGCAATTGGGCATGTCCCGGGCACAAGCAGTGTCTGAGGCATTGCAACAAGCTGGTGTGACCAAAGTGTCAGCCAAAACAGGTGGCATGAAGAATGCCAAGGTGCCATTGCAATATGACATAGTGAATGGCAAAGCACCTGCACAAGGTATTCAACAACAACAACCCAACAGACGTGTGGAAATAGAATTCAATCCACCACTGCCCAAACAGATCATGAATGCATTCATAACCAACATGCAGCCTAAATAATGCAATGAATGCAGATGCACGTGCCATGTTTGAGATGTACAAGTGTTCCAGAGTGATCACTGAAGCAGATGCCATGCCCACTGCTGGTGCAGGTGCTGTGGCTCTGGACAACATGGCACAACAAGTGCCAGCACAATTGGCTAGTCAAGCAGGTGCAGCAGTTAATGCCATGGCAGGACAAATGAAGATCACTGCAGATCAACAGAAAGCCATCCAAAATCTATTGACTGCATTTAATGTACCCACAGGTTCCAATATAGGCAAGACAGTGGAGAATCTGATTGTTAAGATGGTGCAGAAGCCTCAGTAATTGCAGACCCAGGGGGATTTGGGGAACTCAGTATACTAAAAAGCCATTGGCCAAAATCTACAAAAATTTGCGCAAAAAATTTGGGAGCATGGGGCTTTGGAACACAGTTGTGTTTGTCTCTATTAGAGGATTTGCATGCTGGGGTTATATAGCAGTGTGGCTCTATTAGATGCACACCTGTCTAGAATGCATGCACTGTTCAGAACCCATCACTGCTCAGCTTATGTACCAGAGTGTCTCTCACTTGTACACCCTCTGCATTCAGGTTGGCTATCTTGTGCAGGTATGTTCTCAATTGATCCACTCTCAACATCTTCACCCATTGTGCATTGTGTGGCAGGCCCATGGCATTGTATATGTGTGCACTGGTACTCATCAACAAGCCATGCTCTTCATCTGTTAACGTGGCCAGTACAGCATCATGTATCATGTGTTACTTAACATACCAAGGCAATGGATCCACATTCATCGATACACTGGGCATGGTTGTACTGCAGTCACCATACCACTTGTGCTCACCCTCCACATACCTATCAATGTCTCTGCGCCTGTCTTCCATGTACTCTGCAATGGTCATTGTGTTGCTCATGTGCATATTATGCAGGCTTGCATGCATCAGGGCAATCTGAATGGCTTGCCATTGATGGGATCATACACCACCTCACCACTTGTCATGTTGCAGCTGGCAGGATCCATGCTGAAGTTGCTGTATGGGCTCTTGACCATCTTGCCCTTGCCAATGCCCATCTTGATAGGCCCTTGGTACTCACTACTACTGCCACCACTTGTGTCCATATGAGCCATCTGTCTCTGCAAAGTGGCTATCTGTTGTTGCTGCAGCTGCATCTGATATGCCATTGAGGCGTTCATGTGCTGGGACTGTGCCTGTTGTTGTTGCATCTGTGCGGTACCATATGCACCACCTGCTGCCGCACCCAGCAGCCCACCTACCAACTTGGCATCACTACCCTTGCTGATCATGGGAGCCAGCAATGCACCCAACAATGCACCCACACCCATGTCTGTGGGCACACCTGTGCCTGATTGAATGTTGATCACCCCTTGACTGTGTGCTGCACTTGTCATGATCATGATGATCAACAACGCTGTTCTCATTGTTACAATTGTATGTGCTTCAAGCCAGTTGCTCAAGCTCTTTGCAACGATTGGCATGCATCACTGCACCCTCAGACACATATGACTCCAACAAGTGTTCCACCAATTCTCTGAGCGTGCCACCTTCATACTGACCTTCAGCACAAGCAGCCAATGCACGATCAATGGCAATGAAGCGCTTGTCTGACTTCTTGGTAACAGTCTTGGACTCTGCACCAATGCGGTACACATGGAAGGGGTTCTTGTCATCCTTGCAATATTTTGACTTGTACTTCTTCACCATGTTGGCAGCCCGCTCATCCAATGCAGTACGAGCATAGCCTTTGTTCTGCACCTTCTCAACTTTGAGCCCAAATGCTTCTGCACGTGTCTTGAAGTGCTTGTTGTGATACTGATTGCCATTGCAGTCCACCACACCTGCCACATTGTTGGCATAATGCACCATCTCATGTATGATGGTCTCACAAATGTCTTCCACGGACCGCTTCAATGTATCAGCTGTAATGTTGATCTCAGGCAGGGTCTTCTTGCCATCTTTCCAGCGCCCTTGCCAATACCATCCATAGTAGCTCTGACGCCCACGGTTGGGTATGAGCGTGAATACGGGGTTGTCCAGATTGGTCTTGAGTTCGGTATTAAAGAACTCAAAGGCTTCCACTAGTTTGTCGGTTACTGCTCCTGTGATGTTGGTGTTGTTACTCATTTGTTATTCTCCTTATGTTGGCTGCTTTGTTTGCTGATGTCAATGCAATTGTGATGCATCATTTGGTGGGTTCTCCCTGATACTTCTCTCTCTTAACAGGCACGAAAGGTTCCACCCACAGATGGTTGAAGCCTGCCACCTGTGCATCCGTGGGATAATCTGCTGAGGTTTCCAGGTACTGTTCCAGTGTCTGGTTCTCAATGTCCCAATCAGGGCTGTTCTTGCCCATCCAAGCAATCTTCCTGCAATGCATTTCAGCATCATAGGGTGCCTGAGGTTCTGTTGGTGTTTCAATTGTGGTGTCCATTTCATTCATGTGTGTCTCCTTGGTTAGTATTTGTAAGGGTACTTGATGCCATCCAATGTATCCAGGGCACGGTCAAACTCAGACATGAGCTTGTGCTTGCCCCACATGGGATGCAACCCCCTGACACCTTCCAGGTTGTTGCCATAGTCAGTCATGTTCTGTTCCACCATGCGCTTCAGGTTGATAAGAATACCAATGGTAGTGCCCAAGGCATATGCAGTGGTTTCTTCCGTTGTTGTGGCTGCTTCATTCATCATATTACAATTGTACAGGAACTTGAGGGTAGGTCAATACCAAAGTTAGATCAATCCCACAGCACAGCTGCGGTGGCACTGCTTCCATGAGGCATGATCATCTGCAGCACTACCAAATGTGGCAGCTGCATCAAAGCTCTGAAAAGGTGATCCTGAACCAAATGGTCCCAGAATGCGAGCAGAGAACCCTGAGTCACAGATGTAGTCAATGGTGCCCTGCACAGACTTGAGTCCAGTCTTGGGATCAATGATGTCCACCCCTTCATTGATCTTGAACATGGTACCATGCACTTCAAATGCAAAAGTGACCCAGGGGTTGCTGTGAATGGTGACGTTGCCGACTTGTTTGGTGGTGTTGTTATTCATCATACTAATATTGTACAGGCGTTTGCAGTTGGGTCAACTACCAAATGAACCATATGAATGCATAAGCAATGGCGCTGTACAATATCAACGCTAACACATTGGCCAGCACGGAGTAAAAGAATGACCAGCATCTGTCTTTCATATGCTGCCAGTCCATGTTATGCTCCTCGTTCATCTTCATACTCTGCCCAGAACTCTTTTAACTGTTTGTCTAGCAATATCTTAGCTGCATCCTTGGCTGCCAGATACTCTGTAACCACTTGATGTTGATCCTCCCAATCACTGCCACACAATTTACGAGCAGCCCAGCCCATCAGATTACTCCACACCCTTCAAACTTGAGCAAAGCATTGTAGAACAAGCGCTGTATCTCATTGATAGTCATGCATCGATCAATGTTCATGATGAGCTTGCGCTTATCCTTCATGGGTATATCACTGTCTTGTATGAAACAAACAAGCGATCCCTTGAGCTCCCTAGGTTCTCGCACTGTTAAAAGGATGTCTTCTGCTAGTCTGAGCTTACTGGGCATGTTAATCTCCTATGTGGTAGCAGAGCTCCACCTTAATGTGTTGATCATCAAGCTGTTGCACATCAGCCACTGTGGTGAAGCCCCCAAACTTGTTGAAGCGAGCAGGGTATAACTTGCTGAGTGCGTTGCGGATACGACCCAAGTCACAAGGGCCATGAAAGGCCACCTTGTAGAAGGAGTGGTCATAGTAAGCAGACTGTTTGTATTCACCTGTGCTCTCGCGCTGGGCCCATCGGATGCCACCAATGGCTGGGATGGTTTCGGTTTTGGTGAACCCTTCACCATTCTTCTGATAGTAATATTCGTTGGTTATTTGCTTATTCATCATACCAGTAGTATATGTGAAAGCGGCAGTTAGGTCAACTGCCAATGCTTCACCAGCTTGTTGATGTATGCATCCAATTGTGCATGGTCCATGGGACCGATATCCAGCATGAGGGTGTGCATCTCATATTGGGTGTGTTCCAGATGAGTCTCAGCATACAGCTTCTGCAAGGCAGTCTTCTTGTCCACCAAGCTGGGTATCATGAGCAATGCAGCAGCTGTGTTGCTCATCTCTTTGGTGTTGTTCAAGATATCCTTGATGCTGGGCTCCACCCAATACTCAGTATTGAATGACATGATCCATGCAGGGTTCCAAGGAGCTTTGGTACCCCTCATGACCACCTCACCAGCAGGATGACTGGCACATTCATCAGTGATCACTTTCACAAAGCCATCTTTGATGCCACCCTTGACGGTGTATCCCACGCGCTTGGCTTCTTTGAGGTAAGGTTTGAGCACTTGAGTGGTCATGATCTTCATGAAGAACTTGTGCTTTGGCTCTGTCGTTGTTTTCATCATCCTCCTATTATACGGGAAACTATTATTTGGTCAACTATCAAGTATTCCTTGATTGTTGCTCATCGCACTTCAATGCCACTCAGACTGGTGGGTATGTAATCTGCAGGAGAGGGATGCCAGCCAAACTCTTCCACCACATAATTGAACGAGTGCACCAACCAGCCAGTTTGCTCTGATATCAATTCTGCCCCATCATCTGCCACATTGAAAGTGTCAGGCACTTCAAACATGAGCTCCTGGGGCAAGTGTGTGCAATCTTCTGGAGGGCTCATCGTATCATAGATGATGCTGTATGCTCGTATCTTCATTTGTTCTGATTCTTTCTGATCTCAATTGTTTCAATGAGCTTGTCCACTGCATTGTCAATCACCTCAATCCTCACACAGAATTGCTTCCATGATGGACTAGCCACATCAAACTCTGCATCAATGTATTTGAGCCCATTGATGATGTTCTCAATGGTGTAGGTTTTTTTCATTAGCCTTTGGTCTTGGTCTTCTTGATTTAACATATGCATATTATGATGGAATTTGGAATTCAGTCAACTGCCAATTTTGCTGCACTCAAAATGATACAAACCCAATTTGTAGAAGGTGGAGAGGTATTCATGCCCACTCTTTTTATAGATTTTGGTGCAAATGGATTCATCATCCTCTGACCATCCATAATTGCAGTGAAAGGTTTTGTTGGTAAAAATGTCTTTACCATATTCTGCTTTAAGATGTTGGTTGTGGGACTCAAGCAGCTTCTTTTGTGAGAACCTCATTTTGTACCTCTCAACTTCTTGTTAGTGAAGTCAATCAATATGCATTCCTCACCCATATAAACAGTATGGGTTTCACACCTCTTAATTCTGTTCCAATTGTCCTTCCAATTGTAATATTCTTTTTCAATTGTACCATCATCCAATTTGTAGGTCATAAAATAGCCTTTACTATCATTACCATCAAAATTGGTTCCTACAGTATAGTTCATAAATATACTTTCAGATATCCATTTACTTTTTCCATTATACAGATCAATATGCAAATGTTGGTTTGTTTTGTTTTTCATCATACTCCTATTATATGGGCAATTCAGTTTTAGTCAACCAAAAAAGAAAGATTTCTCTTTCTTATCTCTTCTTCAATATCATCCCTAAACACATCTAAAGAAGAATCAATAAGCCTTCCTAATGCATTCTTCCTATCAGTAATAGGGTATTCATGCAATTGGTCCAACTGATCATCTGCCCATCTCTTCACCAACTCCTTATAAAAGGACACCACATCAGTTTGGGTATAAGGTTTGAAGTTATTCATCTAAACATCTTCCCATAATCCACCAAATTGTCACCCACATTCAAAATGCTTTCAGCCAATTCACCATTATTATCATACACATCACCATCACTATTCACCATCTTATTGGCCCAATCATAATCAGACTTTTTAAGCATTTCATTTAGTTCTGCAACATTCTTGAAAGTCATTTCAATAAGTTGCTCAATCTTTTGTTTTCTTTCTGTTTTCATCATCCTCCTATTATGGCTGAATTTCTTATTTGGTCAATGCAAATCTTACTCATCATCACTATCATCATCACCATCACTACCACTCAACCAACTCTTATAATCATATTTGTTCTTATCGAACGGATTAGCTCCTTTAAGGGCATCCCTAAACTCCTCTAACCCCTTTTCATTCAACAATATGCTAGTTGTAAAGTCATCTTCTCCATCATTATAGAACTTAATACCTACATCTTCACTAACTGCTGTATTGTAACCACTTACAGCATCTTTCAATTCAGTTTCTGTATTAATAGTTTGCAAATAGGCTTCTCCACCACATTCACAATCCACATTTAACATTACATATTTCATTTTTGTATCCTTCTTTCTTATTATTAGTATAGGTGAAATTAGGTTTTGGTCAACTCTAATTTTTCAGATTGCACCACCACATCCAACACTTTTATATCAGTTATGCCATATTTTTCGCTCCAATCTGTTAACAATTTAACAGTAAATTGCAATTCGTTGGGAAATGTGGACCACCAACAATCTGCAGTCCTCTCACTACCATCCCCCCAATCCATAAAACTATAAAAGAATCTGCCACTTTTAGGAATCTTTTCTAATTTGTTTGTAATTCTCCAACCCCCATTATAGGATGATTGCAGGCCTGTATAATATCCTTTTCTACCTTTTACAGTCATTTCAATTACTTTCATTATCATTTTTGTATCCTTCTTTCTTATTATTAGTATAGGTGAAATTTGGTTTTAGTCAACCTCAAACTTACTCGTACATCCAATTCCATTTAATATTATTTGTTTTAATAAACTCCACATCTTCCTTCTCCATTTCCATCGCGTCCCATTCCATATTCTCTCCCATCTCTTTTCGTTCCCACTTAACATACTCCTTTAACGTTTCTACCCATTCCGTCGCAGGAACTTTATTAATCCTACCCAAACTATCCAATACACTCGCCGCATTTTCAAAATCAGTTTGCAAACGTTCCATCAATTTGTTATTATTAATTTTCATAATCATATTATACGGGAATTTAGAATTTGGTCAACTTCAAACTTTAATACTTCCATCCTTTTCAATTTGATATCTGTTACCATCTTCCTCTAAATGTCTGCAATACACTTCTCCATTCCTTTTATCAATACATACTACTACTTCTTCACAACCTTCACTACCTTCAAACACATAACCCACTTTCAATTTGCTTTTATTAATTTTCATAATGTAATTATAATGGAATTGCTTATTTGGTCAACTCCAAAACATCACATTTTTCAAATATAATAGTTGGACCATTCTTCACATTCACATTATACAAACTACCATCCCAATCAGCATTAAAAATAGTGCCCTTTTCAAATGTTTCAGTTTTGATGTAGCCTTTATAATAACAATCAGTTTTAGTATCTTTTCTTAATTTAATTTTCATAATGTAATTATAATGGATTTGGCAGTTTGTTCAATACAAAACTTACTAAATTTTGTTATGGCCACATTCTGCATTTCCTGTATACTATATGGACAGATTAGGAAAGCAGCACCATCTTGAAAATTAAGAGAGGAGGGGGGGACTCTGGACCGCTACTTTACGCGTAAAGGTGTTGAGTATGAAGGGTGGTTGGATTGTTGTGATTGAACCATCTACAAATACAATTGTAGTATCAACAAGTTACAGTATGCAAGGGAGTATCAACCATTTAGCAAACCTGCAAAATGAAGCAGTTACAGAAGTTATTTCTTTTTAAACAAATCGTACATGGCAAACCCTAGCCACAATAGCCCAAAGCATACAAAGAAGAAGGGCACAATGGCCGCGGCCAATGTATCTGCAGCAATACTAAGCATAACGTGTGGCCAGTTCCAGTTCAATCCAATTGTAGAAGTAATTGTACAGACATTGCAGGCGGTCTTTGCATTTGATGTTATCCAATGCACCAATCTCATCCAGGTGATCATGCATGTCCAAGGCGTGCATCACATCAATCCTGCCCACACATGAATTGACTACCACCTTGGCAAACTCCAACACTCTTTCTTCAATAGTAAAGTTCTCCATGCCAGCATCTATCTGGTCCAGGATCTCTTGTTTAAGCCAATCGATTTGTTTGCATGTATCCATGTGCATGTGCTATTAAAACGACCCCGCTATTATCCCTGCGCAACCATGATGCTAGTAAGGCTTTGCATAGTATTCATAGGGTGCACATGGCATGCCTGTCCACTGAATAGCAGGATCGTTATTAAAGTATTCAATGAGTGTGGTTCGATCTGACAGTTGCAATTGTTGTATGCGACTGCGGAACTTGTGCAATGTGGCATACTGGGGGTCGGCAGCATAAGTGCAGTAATCAAAGATGTTGTTGTACAATTGACGGCCTTGTTCAGTCAGATCATCAATTTGTTCATCAGTCAATCCAATGCGTGCGCACGTCATGATGTCATGCCTTCATATCGTTGCATGGCCTGCTCCAGGCTGGTGCAAGTCCAGGCTGTGATGCCCCACAGTGAAGAGCCTGGATAGGTTTCAGCTGGTTCAATGGTGATGCCACCCATGATGTAACCATTGTGGCGTCCAATCTTCACCACCTCATAATTGTGCAAGGCAGTGCCGGCTCTGGTCTGTTCAAAGATGGCACGGGCACCCTCTCGCTTGAGCTGCACATAGGTGAAGCCCTTCTTGGTGAATGTGGTGGGAATGGGTTTGTGAGTCACGGCAGTTGCAGTTGTTGTTGTCATCATGTCTCCTATGATAGTGGAATTTAGATTAATGGCCATATTAGAGTTTAATATCGGTGAGATCGGTACTTTCCAAGGTGTCGCCTGTGTTGAATCCCCATCGGGTATAACTGGCTTGGTCCTGGAATTGATCAGGTCTCACCCATTCATGTTCCAACAGATCAGAGGCAATGCCAGCATATTCACTGGCATCTGGCAGTTCATTCTCAATTGTCTGAAACAATGCCAGTTTGTGCACAGGATCGGATTTACATTTCTTATAGGTATCGGCGTTTACCACGAACCAGAAGGCTTGTGGTCCTTTGTATTTGGGTCCTTCATTCCAATGGATGTTGGTAATTCGGACATACATTTCTTTGGGTTTGGTCGGTGTTTGTTGTTTCATCATGCCCATAGTATGCATGCATTAGGGAATCTGGCAACTAAGAAAATAGGTGGTTTCTTTTGGGTAGACACCACAAAACTACCATGATGAGTGGACCATTTGAGGTAGATCCACATGACCTGCCATGGCTTCATGCCATGAACACTGTCGGCCTCCGAAATTGATGTCATCAAAACAATGCCTCCAATGCAGCAAATTGAGGCATTTGCAGCTTGGCTTCTATCAATGCTCGTATCTCATCATGTTCCAATGTTTCACCACAGTTCAAGGTGACTTGATGGATAGGAATGCGGGGAAAGTGCTGAGTGCTCACCTCTCTCCTCAAAGCATCATAACAGTAGTCATATCGGTAACCTGACATGGTTAAACTGCAATACTTCAATTGTGCTTCCATCATTCGTCTATTGTACTAGCATTTTGAAGAACTGGCCACTGTTTTCTCGGTATTGCCCTGTATTTGGTATGTGTCACATGTAAACATCTATTATATGAACACTTTTAATGGCCATGCACGGCTATTATCGTTTATTTTTCATGCGTTTTTCAGCAAAACACTGCACTTTTTAGCAAAATATCCGTGCTTTTTGATGGGTTTAAACATATTCCAACAATCTTCTGCGACGGAATTCCCAGGGTGTCAGATATGTAGTAACTGGCATGATGCTCAATGAGGTCACATTTGCACCAATCAGAGCAACCCAATTGGTGTTGCCTTGCTTCCATCCTGCTGGTATGCTTCTGCGTGTCCCACCAGCTAGTTGATATAGATCATCAATTGCATTATATGTTACAGTTGCCTCATATGCATTCCCTGCTCCAGATGCCTTATAAAGCACAATCTCAGATTGAGCACCATCATATGTGTCATCAATGCTGGTGTATGCCCATGCAAACACCCCTGCTATAGTAGCAGGAAAAAAATAACTCAATTCATATGCAAATGGCACTCCAGACCCTAACTTAACATCTGAGGCACTCAACAACAATCTGCTGTACTGTGGCCATGGATTTGTAGGATCATTCCATGGTCGAGTGCTCACATAATCTACTGTTCCAATGGGCATACATTTACTTATGTTTTTTTCAGGCAGAGCTGTGCCACTAGAATGGCAACAAAAACACCATTAGTTCATGGGCACAATGATGAATCTATTCAATAGGACAATCAATCCATCCAACATTTTGCGATACTCTGCATCAGTATGATCTGACTTGGGCCCCAATATGATCTGTGCCATTCTGATGATGTGTTCCACTTGTGCTTCATCATCTGCATTGGTTTGCAATATGTGACGAATGTGATTGGCTGCTTGAGTCAAATGGGTCATGGCATTGTATGATGTCTTTGCAGATGCTTCTGCATCTTCTGCATGCACATGATTGGCCAGGTAATCCTCCAGCGATTCATCATTGATCATGCCTTGTGGATCCACCTCAGCCACTTGATGCATGGCACCAGTGCGTTTGCCCATGTACACCACCGGTCCACCCTGTTGTTCAGCATGTGCATTGCTCACCTTGTGCACATGAAAGCCATGATCCTTGAGCACATGCACACTCTTGTTCTGAACATCTGTGATATCATCCATGGCACCTCCTGGTTGCACAGATCGATCTGGTGCATCGGCATGTTTGTTCACAAAAGCTTCAAATATGTTCTTGGTGTCTGAATTCATCATGGTATTTATGGTTCAAAAAAAACTTTTCGGAACTGCTAGCTAAAGCTAACTCAGGTCAGCTGGGGTGCAGCCACATACTTCAAGTAAAAACGCACATTTCTGCCTGCTCTCTTGCTCTTCACCTTCAAGGTGACCACACTGGCATCTGCATGTTGCAATGCAGCTGCAGCTGCTGCAAAGCTCTTTCTATCCACATTGTCCACTGCATGCACAGAGAATGTGGCCTCCAAGTTGCCATCTTTGAAAGCACACAATTCATTCACAATATGTTCTGGCTGCAGCACATGGCCCAATTCATGAAACACTGGAGCCATGATGCTCACCATTTGCATCTTCACTGCATCCATGATGGAATGTGTCATGTTATTGGTTGTAGGGGTCGTTGGGATTCACATACACTGGAAACAAGCGTATGTGATCTCCACATTTCTGTTGAGCTAGCTCGCGAGCTTGTTGTGCATCCATGGCTTGCACTGTGCAACAACCACGGAAGATGTGACCCAGGTGATTACTTTCATACTTTTCAAAACAATAATGGTTCATGGCATGATTATAATCACATGCATGCACATATCAACCTATCTTGTGCAACCAATAGTTGAGCAAGTCCTGCAATGTGGTACGCAAATCATATTGTGCTTTCCATCCAGTCATGTCCACCAATGCAGCACAATCTCCATGTTGATAATGAATGTCAATGGGGCGATACAATGCATCACTCACCACCTTGTTAACATTCTTTACACCACTCAATTCAATGAGCATGTCTGTGTACACTCCCATGGCATGTGGCACATCACCAGACACATTGAACACCTGTCCCTCTGATGCAGGAGTCATCATCAACAGATAATAAGCATTCACAATGTCGCGCACATCCAACACCACGCGCACTGATTCCAGATTGCCCACAGCCAACTCTTTGTTCTGCAATCCTTTCATCATCTTGGCAATTTGATAGGCATCAGAGGATATGGAGAAGGTCTTGCCTCGTCGAGGACCTGTGTGAGAGAAGGCTCGGGTGATGAAGCCTTTGATCTTCTTGTTCTCAAAGCGCTCCTGCAAATACAAGTCAATGGCACTTTTGCTGGCACCATATGGATTGGCAGGCAACAATGCATCTGTGGTTTGAATCTTCCTGCCATCCATGCCCACATTGCCATACACCTCAGATGTGCTGCAGAACATCAATTTGCAATGTGGCTGATTGTCTTGCATGGCTTGAATCAAATGCACAGTGCCTTGCACATTGCTTTCAAATGTGCCAATGGGATCCACAAAGCTGGTGGGTGGGTGGGATTGTGCAGCCAGATGAAACACCCCATCAAAGTGGTGTTGTTCAAAGATTTGATTGAGTGTGCGGAAGTTGGTCAGGTCACTGTATACAAATGCAATCTTTTGGAAATTTGCTTCGGGCACTACGTCCAAAATATCTGTCTCTCTGCCATTGCTATTGCGGATCAACCCCACCACTGCATGGCCTTGGGAGATCAAGAGATTGGCTAAATGTGGGCCAGCAAAGCCTGTGATGCCAGTGATGAGGAACTTCATGTATTATATACTGACCAGATTTTAAAAAACCACTGTGCTACTTGACTGGCCAGCACAAATCTTCCCAAGCATATCCTGCATCACCACATTCTTGCTCAAAGAAATCATCCATGCACTGCAAGTCTTGCATGCATGAATCATGATGCTTGGTGCTCCATGCATGAAACCGATGCACAAACTTGGCATGTGCATTCAAATGTGTGTACCCTGCAGTGCCTGCACTCTGATTGTGCATTTGGACAAATTCAGTTGTGGCTGCTGGCATGCTCCACAATGCCTTGTGCACATACAAATTCACAATGCGTCGTGCCAGATCTTTCATTACATTCATTTTCTTAATTCTCCTTTTCATGCCACACACAAGTCATCTTGCACATGACACTTCACATCTGCTTTGCTGGCCACAACAGCCTTGCACCACACATTGTAATAGCTTTCATCATTGAACAACACTCGGTTGCGCACACCAGGGTTGATGATCTTACCCTCGTGGTCTTTGTGCAACTTCCATGACACCACTTGATGGCATCCAAAGTATTCACCATGATTGAATGGTGCAGCAATGCGCCCTTCATATGTCATGATGGCATAGCGCACATTTATATCCTTGAACTGCTGCTTGGTTTTGTCTTCTTGGGCACTCAATTTGTTTTGATATTTGCTATCATCACCCATGCATGAGCAGGGTTTGTACCAAAACTTCATGTGATACACTTTGCATGTGATAGATGTATCTGCCACAGCATCCTCTTGCACATTCATCCAGGTGAACTTACGGGGATGGGTTAATTTGTAAATATATGCACTCATGTTATGGTTCTTTCTTTATGGATTTGTACTGCAGGAAGCTTGCAATTTCATCGTTCAGATGTTTTAAAAAGTCTTTGAGGTCTGCATTTTGTGATTTTAACGCTGCATTGCGCTCTCGCAGATCATTGAGCGCTTCTTCAGTTTGTTGATTATCCACATATCCCATGTTATGGTTGCTCCTCACCACATGCAGTTGAGCTATTAATTTTACCATGTGGTTCATACAATCTCATGGGCTTGTCCGCAGCTTCACCGCTTTGCACCAATGCATTACAATAGACATCTGCCTCTGCATATGTATCAAAACTTTTGATTACCTCATCTTTGGTTGCACAACAATTGTCACATGCAATAACTTCTTTTACCACCTGAAACATAGGCAGGTCCAACGGCCCATCATGTGCATGCACAACTTTAACAATCATGGTTTCTGCTTGAAGACCACATCAATGGCCGTGTTTGTAATGCATCCATTGGCACTCTTCAGATTGTATCCAGGAGAACATGGGCACATGCTGCACCCTGCACGCATGCTGAACTTCTTGCCATACCAACCAGCTTCAATGAGGAAGCTTTGAATCTCAAAGGAAGCCACATTGAAGAATGCATGCAAGAACGTTTCATCCAGCTTAAGCTCTGTGCGGTTGTATTTGCGCCACAGCTTGTCATTGTCTTTGTCTGCACCTTTGACACTGTGCTCAGGTTTGGCCATGTACCAGCGGTGATCAGGCTTCAATTCGTCGGGAGTAGGCACCCCGCCTCGGAACAATATGTTCTTCTTGGCTGTGTATCTCTCACTGTAACGGCTACGGAAGTTCACAGTGGCGGTCCAACATTGTCTGTCATCCACATACAAGGGATCAAACATGTCAAAGGTAAAATCCCTGCCATGTCTGCCAGAACTATACAATGCATTCCAATCAATTTTGTCTATCGTTTCATTCATCATACTACTATTATGCATGAATACAGGATTCAGTCAAGCTTATTTTACTGCAATCCAATACCATCCAACTTGAGCTACAGCATAGCTCAAGTAGCAAATGCTCATGCCTGGATTGCCCTTGAGGAATTGATCCACAGCTACATACAGGTATATCAACCCCACCAATACAATAAGGCCCACACTCATGTTACGCCTTCTGCAATACATCATTGCTCACAGGCCACCCCCACATGAGCGAGAAGTAGGAGTAATACTCCTCAGCTCTCTTCTTGGAAAGAACAAGATCTTTCATGATGTGTTTGATAAACCACACCTTGTACACCTTCTCTTGTTTGACCGTCCAAGTGCACAGCGTGTACCAATTGTTCTGTTTGGTAAACTCCACACTGTACTTCTCGTTTACAATTTTAAACATCTGCTTCAATGCCTTGATCAAGAATTTGTCTGTTCTTTCTGCACTCATGAACACATGCCTGCTACTCTTCTTCACCAATGTGTCGCATGTTTTGCATGGCAAATGCAATTTCTTTCTCTGGATATTTTTTCATGCGCAAAAATTGTTCCATTGTGCCATGCTCTTCTTTGATGTAGCGAGCAGGGAAACCATACTGCCAACCTGATGGAGGATCAATCAGAATGCCTTTGTATTTTTTTGTTTCTTTTTTCATCTTCAAATATTGTACATGCATTCAAATTAAAATCAAGATGCAATGCTGCTCAATTTTGCTCATAGCAACCCACACCTGCTTGATGTTCAAAGGTGAGCTTGCCAAAGCGAGGTGACTTGAAGTTGGTGCATACCACCCAATCATATCCCAATTCACCCTGCAAAGCACATGCATGCTTGCATCCAGAGCTGCAATCTGGATAATGTGCACTCTCGTCTGACCATCTCTCCACTGCACCCCATGGAGTATAATCTGTGGGCAGGCATGCCACTGCATCCAAAAGATCTGTGTGCATTTTAGTTCTCATGTGTACATATTATACGTAATGTACGCATAATGCCATAAGTAATGGTATGAATTCAGACAACAAGCTCATATATGAAGCCATGCAAAGTACCCGGGGACCTGTATTGGATGTGGCAGTGTCTGAATTGCACAAGATGCATAATGCTTTGAATGACATGTCCAACATGATTCATATGAACAGATCTGCAGAAGTGGATCAATTGTTGTCCAAGATAAGAGATTTAGCAGACATGCTCATTGCAGATGCACCTGCAAAAGCAGAAGATGCAGAACATATGCACTGTGCATATGCTGCAAAGGGTTGTGCATGCAATGAATGTGAAGAATGTCATGCCAATCACGACAAACAAACTGCTCCTGCAGATGAAGATGCAGAGCATCGCTCCAATGCACAAAATGCTGCCATAGCCATTTCATTGCACAAAGCTGGCAAAAAGTAAAAACTGTTTCTATATTTCAGGAAACAAACAATCCTGAATGAACATCTTTATATCGTCATCCTTGAGACCTAGTTTGGCCATGACGCGCGGTGTGTGAGGGTTTTCCTTCTGATTGGTAGCATAATAATTTTGAGCTGCTGTGGTATTCACACCACGATGATTGGATGCACCTACATGTTGCAGATAGTATGCAGACGTATCTGCTACCATTTGAGAGATTTGTTGCAATTCTGTCTCACAAGTCACTTGACTGGCAGCTACCATGCTTGGAGAAAATATGCGATTGGCCCATGTGGGCAATTCTCTGATCTTGCGCCATGACAATTGCTTCACATGTTGAGCAAACCAATTGCACATGTCATGATCCTTGTTCACAGTGACACTGTAATCGTGAAAACAGCCAGTGATGATGTTCTTACCAGCAATCACATCAAAACCAAATATGGGCGCATCATTGTGCACATGAGGAAAAATGCAGCAATGCATCATCCATAGTCCTTTGATGTCTCTAGTATCCACCACATCAATGTGAGCTCTGCGATAATTATCAGATGTCCATACTCGGTTCATCCACCCCGGTTGGTTGAAACGATCCATACCTGGCTCCTGCACCTCCCTGCCACTGCTCTCAAACTGCTGCTGCAACATGTGTTGCACGCCAATGAGAGTGTCCCAAATTTTGCTCATGGATGCGGTGAATATATTCTGTTAATTTTATTATTTTTATCTAGCTGTTGCACCATGGCATCAGCCATGTCAATCACGCCATCCACATAATCTGTGTTTGCATTGTTGTACATGCACAATGCACCAAACTTTTCTTTAACTTGTGTGAATTGCACTTGAGGGTATTTGTCGGATCGTTTATTGTTGTCTGTCATGCTCTGCAACAAAGCACATGCAGCATATATCACATCATACCATGCATCTGGGCATTCAATGCCCCAACACATGCAGGTCTGCTCTTTGGCAAGATCCTTCTGTGCAAACAGCTTGGGAAAAGCTTCAAATATTTTATTTTGTAGGCTTGGTTTCACTTTTCTTATTCTTAATAGCAGAGGCAATTGCAAATTTATTATCGACCATATGAGTAATGATATGATTTATACCTATGTTAATGTATTGCTCCTGGGTAATTACTTGTTTGCCAACACTAGCAATCAGTTCCAGATGATCATCAGTTCCCTCTATGTCGGCCTGATAATATGTTACTTTCCTGAAAGGTCCTACAGTCAACGGGCCAGCTTTCACCTTTAATGTTTTCTTGGTTTTTTTCATATTGTATTTTATCTCTTTGCTGCTAGTTCTTCCAGCCTTTCAATTTCTTCCTCAGTATATTGATCAGCAATGCCTGGCTCACGTTGAATGCGCTTCAGAGCTGCTAATGCTTGTGCTTTGTTCATTTCTCTAAGCTCTTGTACTTGGTCACAGTATTATCATCCCAATTGTAATCCTCGCACACAATGTCGCCTTTGAATTCATAGCCACATCCCTTGAGGAACATGCCAAATTGGCTGAAGATCTCACTCAATCCATCAGCCTGAAACTCCATGACCATTTTTGGCTTACACATTTCCACACTGCCCAACTTGCTGGAAGCCCCTGCATCATCAAATTGCCATTCAAACTTGAATTTGTTCATGATGCGCCTATGTGCCTCTCTATGTTGTCTTCTGCAATCAACCCATGGCCTGTGGCACACAATATGTCATTGCACTGACCCACAATGAGATCAAAGTCATCACCCACTACTGAACTAGCATTTTCAGCAATGCTTTTGATGTGAGCAATCCAATATCTTGTCTCTGAATCTGCTATCATATGCCCACCGATTCTAAGGCCAATTGCGTGCATTCAGTCACATATGCATACTGGTCCTTGCCATTGCGCTTCCAAATGCCAAACATTGCATGATTGCCATCAGACGAACTAATGCCTTGATCTGGTCCTGCAAATTGTATCAATTCATGAATTGCTCCTCTGCGCACCACATGCTGTGTGGTGGGGCTCAAGCTTTGGTGCATGGTACGCCATTGGTCCCATTCCGTTTCGAACTGTTCATGATACTTTTTATTGTTCATTGTTTTCATCATACTCATATTATGAAGGAATATAGCTTTTGGTCAAGCTTATTAATCCACTTCCACCAGGTCGTAATCCTTGAGGGTAACTGCTTTGGTGAAGGGGTGCTTAATGAAGGCTTTTGCATCAGCCTCATTAGCAAAAACAAATTGCCGGTCTCGCTTGCCAGTACTCAAATCGGTGCCTCCGCCTACATCTCGTCCATTGTATTTCTCTTTGCACAATGTTTCCAGTTGCAGCTCTGAATCGGTATACTTGTGCTGAGCCCTAATGTACACCAACAGACTATATTTTTTGTTCGTTTGTTTTTTCATCATGTCCATATTATGATTGAATCTAGTTTTTAGTCAAGATATTTTATTTTGCAATATTTTACGTTGACACCAGTAGCCTCTGCAACAGCTTGATGTGACCTGTAGTTGAGATTGCCGAACCCTACTTGACATGCGTAATCATCTAGGTTCGCAATAATTTCTGTGGGAAGCTTTCTGCGCTTGCTAAGCACATCATATTCAATGTCATATATTAATACCATTTTCATTTCTTACGTAGCCTTGTGTTAGTATGAATGAAATAAAAGTCCAGGCAAGCTGATCGCTTCAGATTCAACCCCCAGGCTATGTCCAGCAGCACATGTGCAATTGACATACACACTTGAAATACTGCAGTGCAAAGATAGTAATGCCAAGCAATTAACGTTGCTTGTAACTCAGCTTTAATAGGTAGAGAATTACAGAAATATTTTATTGTTCTAATTAAAGTTTTAACTAAAATATTTCCTAACTGATAGATAGAAGTCAAGGGATGCACAATTATAAACATAAAAGCATGCAATGCATCCAACAGGAACGCCGCGATGTTGAGTGCAATTTGCATAAGGATCCTAAAGCTTTGTTATAGTAAATCCAGCTTGTTCTGATGGTTCATTGAGATTAACTCGTACAGGGTACCAATACGGTTGAGCTTCATCTGTGGAATGCGTAAAACGAGTACCTGGATATTCTTCCATTTTCCTATTACAATAAGTGGTAGCACCCTTGATAGCTGCATTGCTATTAGAAGCTTTCACAAGTCTTTTGAAGGTAATATTTGGGTTGATAGAGAATACGCATGATGGATCGTCAACTGTAATTTTTACCAACCACAGTTGAGGTTGTAAATTAATTCTTTTAATTCTTGCCATAAGCGCAGTATAACACCTCAGGACGCAAAACGCAAGGCACAAAGTCAAA